TATAATTACACTTTATCTGTAACATACTCAAAATAACGTATGATTTCTGTCATTTGCTCCCATTTATCACTTATATCTTTTGTAAATACTGCATGATGTATTGGTTTAAAGATTATATAAAATTACCTAATAATGCATATTCTTTTAGTATTTCGTGGTGAAACCTTACGCTTTCGTAATGATTTAGTAAAAATTGGTGATAAGGGTAATGATTGGTTAGATATTAGACGTTGTATACCTAATAATAAAGTTCGTATTATTGAGTCTATGCGCACAGCAGGACATATTGTTGATATTATGTTTTGTACATATGAATCAGAGCACTTAACTGATTTTGTAAATGCATATTCACCAAAGTATATACATCTATTTGAGCATAGTAAATTATATAATGCACATCATGTAAGTGTTAGTAATACTCTTAATTCTATATTACCTGTACACGCACAATATGATCGTATTATATTATTAAGATTTGATTTATTATATAAAAAGAATATAACAGATTGGCCAATTTGGGACAAAAATGGAGTTATAGTACCTTGGAAAGTTGAATCAGATGAAGCATATGAACGTAGAAAGTGGTGCAATGATCATATTATTATAATAGATTCAACTTATTTTCCAACTTTTAATTCTGTCTTTCAAGATTCATTTAAGAAATATAATGGTGTTACATCTGGAATTCATTTTATCACAGACGAACTTTACAAAAATGGTACAGTCCCATTCTACTTTATGGAACGCATAGTCTGGTCTGGAGATAGCAACTCGACAGACACCAGTGACCGTATGAAATGTAATCCCTATACAATTAATTCACTTTACCCTTACGCGTTTCCTGATTTATATCTTGTAGATGTTTAAATACGTTACTTAAAACCATTATTAACATTTATAGTAAATGACAATACTGTTTAGTCTTTCTGCAGGTAGAAATACATTATGTACGATAAAAAGATGTTTAAACGTTTTAAAGTACAACCCTAATGATATTCTAATTGCTAATTGTGATGTAGGTATAGATAAAATTGCATTAGAATCAAGTTTATCAGAGTATATCAATACTCGTTTTTACATTAATCCGATTCCAAGAACACCTAATAGATTTCGTCATAATATTCTTGAAGCACATTGTATAAATTATACTTATATACGTGATAAGAATATACCATTTGATACAATTTATTTAATATCAGATCAAGATTTTTTTTTTAAATATGGATTAGCAAAATTAGTAAAGAATTATCACGCTGGATTTTTAATTTGTTCTAATTATATAAAACCTACCAATTATAAAGAAATAGGATTCGCAGGTGATTTTTATATAAATCAAAAGAAAGATCCATTTTGTATCTATGGAATTTTAGATGATAAAAAAATTACACGAGTTGTATCAGAGCAGATTGAAGGATCTTTTTATTGTAGACTGCTATTTGAAAAAATGCTAAATTATTTGGAAACTTTTCCTATTCATTATACTAGAATAGAAGCAGCTAATTGTGAGGAATTTGTATTTGGTAATCTATATATTAATATATTTCAAGATGAATTCCCTATTCACTTACCCGTTTCAACGATCTATCGTCACGATACAATTATAGATGATCCTGATAAATTATTTAATATTATAACAAGACAAAAAGAGAGACAATCAATGATCTCAAGTGGCGCATACGAATCATTTCATATGTATACGTATGGCATAAAAAGGGTAAAGTATCAAGAGAACCTTGATAACAAGGTAGATGAAATTATCAGTAAAGCAAAGGTATATCTTAGAGAAGTAGGTGCAGATAATTCATTAGATATAAACGCAGAGTAATTATAAAAAGTATATGAATTCAACCCAACAACTTACACAGTTTATTATTTCAAATACACCGTGTATCTTTGTAAAATATGGAGATGGTGAATTTTCCGCTGCTAATTATTGTCAAGGTTCTAATTGCGATGGTACATCTTATTCAGTACAACTAGGAAATTCATTAAGAAATTCATTTGAATATATTACAAATCAACCTAATACTCTTATTGGTGCGTGGCATTCTGCATCTACCTTACCTTTTTGGGAGAGTCTTACACAAAAAAAAGTGAATTGGGTAAATTATCATACAATTTTAATTGATAAGATTGAGAATTGGGATAAACTATTACTATTTAAATCAATTAAAGATACACATAGAAAAAAAATCTATGTAGCAAATCCATTATTAATGAAGGCCACAATTTTACTAAATATAGATACACATGTAAAAATTTCCTATGCGAACTGGTTTTATACTTCATTTCAAGAAGTATTTGAGGCCATAAAAAAAGAGATTTTAGAAGATTCAAATACTATGATTCTTTTTTCAGCAGGTATGGGTTCTAAGTACTTAATTTCAAGACTTCATATGGAATTTCCAAATGCAATTTATATTGATATAGGAAGTGGACTTGATCATATTTGTACTAAAAAAGATACACGAGGGTATAGCCCGCCATATGATGATTTATGTTCATACCTTCAACCTATTTTACCAGAAAACTGGGAATCAGACCAATATAGTTCTCTTTATTCAAATGCAATTGTAAATCTTGGGAAACATATGCCAAATTAATAAATTACAAAGCCACCATGATTATCAATATTTGTAAGAATACCTAGGTGATTTACTTCTATAGATTTTTCAATTAAGTTATTATATTCTAAAAATAATTGAAGTACTTCTTCAATATTATGTCCTGCTGTAAGAAGTGGGTGTACATTACTATAGAATAATTTAAAATACTTATAACGCAATGCATAAATAAAAGAATACTGTTGACTTATTGTAGACTTACGATATATAGAAGGTATTGATAGATCTGACTGCTTTTCCTTTACTAAATTTACAAAAGTATCATCAATTAATAAATATCGACCTGATACTTTAATCACAAATGTATCATCAGAAATAGTAATTGAATTAATTGACTGAACTAATAATTGAATTGCATAATATTCTTTTAATGATTTTGTATGAACCTGTATATCTCCAGACGATATTTTAAGTAAATGATTAAATGGAAATTTATCGAAAGGAGCACTTTTTTTATTGTAGATTGTACTACACTCGCTTAGTACTCCATAAACAGGAAGTTTGTAAGAAAAAATCTTATGAAGGGAAAACATATACTCAACATATCGCTCAATATATGGTTCAATATCTGCTCCTGTGGTGATGAAAATAATTTTATCCATTATAATAATTATTAGTATGATTATTTAAACAGGCACCTTAGTCTATAAAAAGGTATGAAGATTTTACAAATTGGATCTTCTCATCCAAGAAATCAAGAATTTGTTCAACGTATTTGCCATACTCTAGGCTACGAATATCATCAATCTGGAGGACCTAATTGTCCTGATAGAGGATATGATTTAGTCTGGTCTCCTGGTCAGTGGTTTAATCCTGATCGCTTTCCAAATGCAAAGATTCTATATGGACCTCAATTCTGGGTATTTCCTAATCCTAAACATCCTATGTTTTCTGAAGCTCGTAAAGAACACGGATCACGGTGTATTTTTACTTGTTTATCTCCTTGGGTTCAGACACTGTACCACGAGTTTATGGATATTTCTGCATCTAAGATTCCATTTATACCTTTACCCTTTGGTGTCAATATACCACCTCTTGTAGAAAAGGATGATTGTGAATTGGACTGTATTCTCTATTTCAAAAATCGGCATCCTGATTTGCTACGATTTGCTACTGAATTTTTAACAATGAAAGGTCTTAGATATAGAGTATTTATATATGGATCCTATACATTAGCTGATTATTGCCAAACTCTGAAGAAATCTAAATTTGTAATCTGGATAGGTACTCACGAATCCCAAGGATTTGGTATAGGCGAGTGTATGGCGTCAAACACTCCACTCTATATTTATACTGTAAAATCTATGAAAGAAGAATATTCTGATAAAAAGTTTGTATATGAAGGATATACTGAATCATTACATGCTGTTACTGCATCTTACTGGGATCCATCGTGCGGTGAAATTGTTTCATCTCAAGATGAATTTTGTAATCGATTTGACGATTTTATTGCGAAGTTAAATACGTATAGACCCTGGGAATTTGTTAATAAAACACTTTCAGATGAGGTATGTTTTAAGAGAATTTGTGATGCTTTTGGTTTAGAAAATGCCTAAATTGTATACCGTAGCATCTCAAATTTAAAAAATTTGATATGCACGGTAATGCCGCTCAAATTCATTTCCTTAGAAATGAATTTTCACGGTACCTTACAAATTCAGAATGCCTCCAACCAAGGCGCCCTATCATCCTGCGGCATTCCAATCTCATCCATTAACTCCTTTGCAAGCCTGATTTTTTCATCAGTTGATAAATTCTTTTGCGATAGAGCAGCAATCTGCTCTTGAAAGTACTGCTTACTCGATGATGGCGGCTTGATCGTCTCATCAAATCCAACAAGCACATTGGCTAGACGGCTCAGATGGCCTTGCGCGCACATTCCAACCGACTCATAACACTCCTCCCATAGCCTCTTTGTAAGCTCAAGACGAATATCTCCAGTATACGTCTTGATCTTAGCCCAGATTCCCCGCAGCGCTTTGCGGTACTCCCAGTCATTTTTCTGAATAATTGTACGACAATTACCCCACTTTCGCATATCCTCATAGACTGGCGACAGAAGTTCAATACAATGCGGAACCGCATCAATCCAGGCATTAAAGATCTCATCAACTGTCTTCTGACCCGTAGGTACTGCTGTATTCCGAATGATTGTGATGCCGTCATTGGTCTGATTGACAACCGCCTGCGTATGGACATTCTGGCCATCTAACGCAAGACCCTCAAGCCCATCCTTCTTGAGCACCTTCTTGTTCTCAAACTCTTCCGTAATCCACAGATCAAGAAGACCATAGAGCCTATTACGAACCTGACCAAATGCTAGGAATTGCACTTCGTACTCCAACATATATAGCTTAATACTATCATCAATCGCCCGCATCTCAGTCCAACGTAGCTTCTTAAACGTATAAAGATAGTCAAAGACCTCTTTCTCAAAATCCTTCGCAATCTTCAAACTGAAGTGAGGATTTTTTCCTGGATGTATACCCTTACTTACAAGAACCTCATCCACATACTGCCACATTGTTGCACTAATAGAACTTAAACTTTCATTGTGAGCCCACTTTGTATAAATTAAAGGTAAGTACTTATCCTTGAGGTTCTTAGAAGGCATCGTACCTTCGCATACTTTTTGCAAAGCGTATGTACGTGATCAATTTTTTACGGTATACCTACCGTGAAAATTCATTTCTAAGGAAATGAATTTGAGCGGCATCACCGTGCATCTCAAATTTTTTTAATTGATATGCTACGGTATAGAATGACATATAGAGTTTATGTTCTATGTCCCATTCATACTGAATTACAAACTAAAATGAATTACGCTCGTCTCGATACTGTAAGTAAAGAAAAGCAAGCAAAAAAAATCTATGACGGTGAACTTTCTCACAGTTTTATTTATGTTGTAGAAATTGGTAAGAATACTGTTCTTGATTTTGTACGTTCACTTCCTAAGCCATTTTCAGTGCTTTACATACATTACGGCTCCCATTTTATTTATGTCAATTGCCCCATTTACAAGTGTAAATACCCCTGCTACTCAAAAAATTCTCTAGATATTGAACTGTACTGGGCCGCAACCAAGATTGAGTGGTCTTCTTTAAAAAAAACTAGTGTTCGCGAACATACAGTGCATCACCCCAACTTGCACCTGTCATACTAATTTGAATCCTAGTAAGACCGTGCTGCTGTAGAAATAGATCAACTTCCTTTAACTCACTACATCCCTCGTAAACTTGAGCTGTATTTACTTCCGTATAGATTGCATCTGCATATTTAATATACTCACCCATACTCTTCAGCACATCAAGTTCCTTGCCCTGAATATCAAGATTCCAGAAATTACACTCCTGAATAGGTACATTATTCTTTTCAATATAATTCTTTCCAGTCTGAGTCATCATTTTCCGATTCTCAGTAATGTAAATATGAGGATAGTGATTCTTGTGAGTTCCTAGAGGTAGGATACTAGATGATTGTCCATTATTTGTGATATGAAACTCAACTTCCTTTTCCTCATTATCGAGAGCAGCACAAACTACATTAGGTATACCCTTCGCATTCATCTGATCAACCTTCTCCTGAATGGCATCAACCCAGTAAATCTTTGATCTTTCAATACCCTCCTTTTCATATGCCTCTAGTTCCTCACATTCGTGAGCTCCAATATGAAGAATACCTCTAGGAATCTTTCCATAGTGCTGTATTGCTATACTACAATAAGGAAACGGAATTAACATCGCGATCTCTAGCTATTTTTATCTTCTTAGTCTTTAGACAGAAAGAATAGTATGGTAATTACTCAGTACCTTTTTGCATTATATATGTCATCTGTTGATGCAATCGTATTAACTCTTTTAAAAGCGCACAAAATGGGAATGATTGAAGGATGGTGGATCTTTCCATTATCTTTTATTACTTATGGATTTCAATCAATTATCTTTTATTTTGGATTAAGCATCAGTTCTATGACAGTTCTTAACGTATTATGGGATGTAATTAGTGATATTACTGTAACACTAATTGGCGTCTTTTATTTTGGAGAATCTCTGAATACAATGCAATGTATCGGTTTGGCACTTTCAATCGCAGGAATAACCTTGATGGGTGCCCATACCGAGTCACTAAATGAAACAAAAAAAGAAGATAAATCATAATTTTTTTTTTATTTTAGACTGTACCGCTCAAATTCATTTCTAAGGAAATGAATTTGAGCGGCATTACTGTGCATCTCAAATTTGAGATGCTACGGTACCGATTTGATTTAGCAACCGTTATCAAAGAAATCGTGCCGCTGGTTATTGAGTAGGTGCGAGAAGTAATCACCAACACGATTCGAGTTTTCCTGCGTATGCTGTGTCTCCTGGTAACGAGGCTGACGAGTCAGACGACTCGAACGGCGCGGGGCCGCAGGCGGATCTACAGATGCAGTATCTGCAGAGCGCTGAGGAGTCGTGGTTACTGCATTTACAGGAGGACTCGGAACAAACGGCACGACCTTCGTTACATCCTCCACCAGATCAAGACCAAGATTCAGCAGATCCTCAAGGTGCTCCCGAACATAAAGATCCTTCAGAGAAACAGCTGTAAAGAGAACCCGCGGCATCAGCGGCACGTTAACCTGAATGTTCTCGTAGCCATCATCATCCAGACTAAAGTTCTTTAGAAGATGATAGAGGTACCTCATTACCATATTCTTGTTCGTTCCCTCCAGGCGATGAGTTACCTTATCGCCTGAATTCATATCCTTCATCGTGATCTCAAACTCATTCAGATCAAGATTCTTACGAATCGTAATAAAGTCATCCTGCGATGAATCAGTTGACTTCTTGATCATCACAATCTGGAGGCTGCAAGAGGTGTAAGTAGGGACAGTCATTCTAGCTATACTAAAAAATAAAGGGTAAAAACCGTTCAATTTTTGTTCGCAATTTTTTTTCATTTACGGCTCTTGATAGAAGCAACCGTCATCATACGTGAAGAACTCCTGTATATCATCCTTATTCACAACTATAACAGTATAAGTCTTTTTCTGGATAGTAAGTGTGCACCTCCATTCCTTACCTGGCTTTACTTCCTGTAACTTTTCCTTAATCTCCTGTACAAGAGTCTCCTCTAGAAAGACAAGGCTATTGTGATCTACCTTATGCTCATACTCTTTACTAGGAAACCAGAACTCAGGAAGGAAATCAGGGCCTACACGAAAGCAAGGTGGCACTGAGCCATAGTCATCAATCTCGGTGTAAGGAAAGACAATTCCCCGATCCTCGTGCCAGAAGAGAAGATTCTCATTTCTGTATCCACGCTCTTGCAGCCACCAAAGAATATCACCGTGCTGTATCTTAAGATTCGATGACTTCACAGCCAGATCTGCCCAGTACTTGAGATCGTCGCCATCAAGTTCATTCCAATCTGGCTTTACCTTCTTGTACAACGCAATATCCTGACTACGATACCCAGGGAGATCTCTTATTCCCTTCAGATAGAGTCGCTCTAGCATTTCAGCACGAATAATCGGTTCAGTCATCTTAAATGAGTATACTGATTATTTAGTTCTACAAAAGTTCAATTTTTTTTACAAGCTACATTCCTATCGAAAGTCCAACAGAATACCGTACAACAGGAATTACCCAAATAATGATTAAGCTAGAAAGTATTGCTCTGGATACTTCAGATAATTTATCATCAAGTTGTATTTTAAGGACAGTAAAACCAAAGGGTGATATCGCTATAATTATTAAAAAAATAAGTAAAGATTTTAAATTGCTCAAAACAGATAAAAATTTTAAACTTCCAATAATACTATAAAAGACCATTACAAATAAGACCAATGATGATAAAAATGAAAGAACATATTCGGCCGTATGAAGAGATTCCTTATCAGACTCTGATAATGTCTTATATTGTATAACTTCATACAGAAGCACAGCAATTAATGACGGCCCAGCAAGTAAACACGGAATAAGTAAAATCGCATTTTTTGGCTTCATTAAATTTGTTAGACTTTGTTGTTGATCCTTTGTCAACTTCATCTAGTTGATTAATAAGAAAAAAGTGTAGTCGCACGGCCTCCGTAAATACGTAGAATATTGTAAGTCTGCGCATAGATGTGTGTGATATACCGATTTGTAAAGTCATCATTAATATTCTGTGTCTGACCGTGGAATCCCAGTGTAAGCTGTGTATGCTGGACCTTATCCAAATTTGCTTCACCTGCTGGCAATGAAATTGGTCTTAATCCATTCTGCAAACCAAATGGTAGATTATAAAAATAACGGTTGACCCAAGGAGCCTTGCGCTGCTCCATAGACGGAATCAGTGATCTAAAAAGCGCAACATTTTCAGTGCTGTATCGCGTCAATGTTTCCTCATAGGTTAAAGAAAGCCAACGAATCGGCTCAGAATCTCTTGTTGAGAACCCAGGTCTTAACGAAGGCCCATAAAATCGTTGATCTAGACCACTTGCATCAGGCCACCACGGACCATTTGGATAAAGATTATTACTCAGATCACGCGTAGCTAAAAACGGCGCATTATACGAGGGTGCCTCGTAACGATTACAGTAAAAAAAGAGATCACGTGTTGGATTCGGTACAAATAACTGTGTCCTCATAAAGGTATTCGATTGATTATCTACGGGATCAAACTCATAATGCTGAACAATCGGCGCCTGAATATCTGCGATTCTAAATCTGTTTGCCTCAGGCTTGTCTAGATAGATATACTCCACTAGAAGATACGCTTCAGGTATTGTTAAAGGAGTTGGCATTGATATTCCTGGAATTTCTGTAACAAGAGGTTGGCTAAATAATGTCGGATTTAATCCACCAAGTACATATCCACTCGGACTTGTCTTATAAAACTTTGCACCTTCTAAAGGCCATAGATTTCCTCCAGCAACGACTGAATTTGCCTGAGGGTTTACTAAAGATGACGCAAGAATAGATGGAATTATCTTACCATTATATGTCGTGTTCAGATTCTGAAGACGTGAATTTGTATAATACAAGGCGTTTGTAGGATTGTACGAAATTGTGATTCGCACTTCATCTACCGAGAGCGCATCAATCGGTAGAGCTGATGCAGGATCATCACGACAAAACCAAAAAGGAAGAGATGTTACAACCTTCTGTGATGTTGTATTGACACCAAAACTCTGCTGATTAAATCCATTATCTGCTCTACAGAGTTGACGATTTACTTCGACCACCTTCTCAATTGGAGTCTGAAACTCATCTAAGATTTCCATTAAGGCACCTGGAATGGCATCCACCAAGGAGCCGCCAATTGAAAGACTAGCCTCATTAATCAGTGCGTGACCCAAACTATTCGTCCAACTAAAATAAGGACCTGCAAACGTAGAGCCTGAGGCTACTGCAGCAGCCTTTGCTCTCGATTGCTGCGTAGATATATCAGGCATCATCGTTACCAAGTAAACACGACCAATTAATTCTCCGTGAACAGGAAGACGAGCCACAGCTGACGTTCCAAAATTAGGGAGCGTATCAAAATCAACTCTGACCCACTGTGTTCCATATCGACCCGCTTTGATAAAAACTTTCTGAAAAGAATCTAGACTTGGTTGATCTATTGGTGGCTGGAGCCTCTCATCTTGAACTCCTGTTGAGATAACTTTCAATAGACTTGCCACCATTTCTCCTTACTTGCCGCACAGGATTTAGACGGCCGGGCTAACCGCTCTAGATCGAGTTATGATTTGATACGGTTTGTAAAAGGTCGCCTGCTTCACGTGCTGCTTACACGTATGAATAGATGCTATATCTTGACCTTTACAATAAGATGCATTATGCTTACATCCCTTGCCTGTCAAACAAGTACCTTCACACTTGTAACGATACTGCTCTCCCACCTTGACCTTGTTGGAAAGCCACGCCTTGGATGATTCATTGAAGAAATCAGCAGTAAACTCTGAGTTGCCTGCTGCCATCTTAACTATAAGTAAATTGACTAGGGCTCAAGTATCAATTTTTTTCGTATTGTATTAATCAATAAAGATCTTATTGCAGATTCCATTTTCAAATCGGAGCCACTGAAAGGCAAATACAAAGACGTGAACCTCCCACTCTGTATCCTCTGTGCCACCAGGCGGTTTTACATCCAATGTTAACCGTAAAGAACTCAAACGGCTCGCATTGATTGTTCCACTCGGATTGTGCTCGCCAGGATGAGCAGCAAAGGAGTAGCCGTAAATAAAAGAATCATAGGATACCTTGCCCCCTTTGTGAGCACGGCTAATATGTGACCGAAACCACTCTTCATCCTTAGAAATAATATCCATTCCATTGGCTTGTATCCGAGCCTTTGATAAAAGCGGAATTGCAGGAGTAAATGTTGAATTATAGTCTTTCTCAAGAGTCGCGCTGAAGTTTATCCAGTCATTATTGAGAGTAATAGCTGCCTTACGTCTAAGAAACCAGACAATCTCTTCAACCGGTTGATTAGCTTCGAGAGGTAACTGTACTGTAATGATATCACTGCCTGTCTTATTTACAATATACTTCATAGGCTCATTAAAGTCAAACTGTTGAATTTCTCTGTACGCGCGCTCAAAGGGTGTACGAAAGATCGCATCACGATAAGGGCCATCCACTAATTGACCATATGTCAAAAGTTGAATTTGCCGTAAATCAGGAGGAAACTGAGCTGTTGTAATTGTCTTTGTAGGATATCCAATAATTACTGTATCTGTAAATAAAAATGTCTTATTCATTGGTGTATCTGTACACGAAGCTCGGGTACCTGATGCAATTCGTACGATCTGATCAAACTTTTTCAGAGTTACACGCACACGAACAGTACCATCACGACACGCTAGATTTGGAAATGTTTCCTGGATACGCTCCCTTAGCAAAGAAAAAACAAGAGGTATTGTTACCCAACCGTCTTCTGTAGGAAATATTCGAGTAGTTGGAAATGCTTTAATATCTGCAATTGAATAACGGCCTTCTACTGACGCAGTGCCAAACTGAGTATTTAAATCTGGAAAGAGTGCTGATACAACTGTACACGTATCTCCTGTAATCCGTTCAAGAACCTGATCATCCACTTCCAATGTTGCTTCTTCCAATAGAATTGTGCCTAATGAATTTGCATAAGTCCACATTACTGTAGGATCTTTATATTGGTATCGTGCACTTGTCAAATATTGCTGTTCTAGAGCAGTATACCAATGAGGCATCTGTACTTGAATAAAAAGACCCTGAAGTAAATCGCCACAATCTAAGCTACCAATTTCAAATGTAAAAGTCTGACCGAGCTCAGCAGGCCCTCTAAAGGTAAATTCACGAAAAACAGATGTAAATGGAATTGTCTGTTGCAGGTCCCCGCGATAGAACCGACTAACTTGCGTTTTTAAAGGAAAAAAGAATCCATCTTGATCGTCTCTCGTGACTAAATCAATTAATGTAGTCGCAGTTCCTTTTGGTATTTTAGTCCCATAACTGTCTGTTTGACTTATATCAACGGGCATCGGGTCTCCTCTACTTTGTCCCCGTGCTTCCAAATCCACCAGATCCGCGGCTCGTTTCATCAAGGCTCTCCACATAGACAACCTGGTTGATATAACCAAGATCAGGTGCAAGAATCTGAAAGAGTCGCGTACCTGCATCAACGCTTGCTAGATTTGATCCAACTGAAATAATTGGAGCCTTGAGTTCTCCACGGTAACTCTTATCAATAATACCACGGCCATTTGCCATCATAAAGCTTGTCTTAAAGATAGATGACCGGGGTTCCAGTGTATAATGGCAACCCTGTTCATATCGGTCGCCATTTGGAAGAATAGTGCACTTAATCATTCGGGCCTTGATTCCAAGTGCTGCAAGCGCTGCCACTGGCCTTACACACTCCTTATTAACAATTTTTAGATCATACCCTGCATTATCAGCTAGTAGATTTTCAACTGTTCCTACTGCAGGATAAAACGGAGCACCTTCAGGAAGTACGACGATCTCCAAACGGTATGTCGGATCAGAAGCCATACTTATTTGTATGACTTGGTTGTAGTCAATTTTTGGAAGGTCGCGCTAAATTTGAATGTGTTTATTGTACTACACTAAGGCATTAGACAATAGATGACTGATTCTATTGAGTACTTGGTACACGCTGATAGTGACTTCCCGATGGAGTATCAGGATACTCACGTTATGATCAAGACGCACGTAAAACTCTTTGTAGTTCTGCTTACTCTTCAGTTTCTGTGTATTCTAGCAGATATGAAGTTTGCTGCTCTTAATATTGTTATCTGCCTATATCTAGTGTCCTATCAGATCTGGACTTGTATTACTCTAATTAATGCTCAGTTTGAACTTCGTGCAGTCGTTGATTCAACGGAAGACGATGATCAGGAGATGGATGAAGGCGATGAAGAGGATGAGGAGACTCGGGAAGATGAGGAAAATGAGGAAAATGAGGAAAATGAGGAAGATGAAGAAAATGAAGAAGATGAAGAAACTCTAGAGCACCCTACTGACGAGCACCTTATGGATGAACAGCCTAATGGCAATAATGCAGATGATGAATCTGAAGCTGTAGTGTCAATTCCTGCACCAGCAGATGTTCCAATTCCTGTAAGTGAAGATGAGACTGAACCCGAAGAAATAGTTCCTGTGCCTGACATTCCTCAGGTTCGGCGCCGAGGCCGCCGGTCAACTAAGAAGGATTAATTTGCAAAGCGTAACGACCCTCTATCTTCTGAAACAATGTAAACACCCCAACCAATTGTTATTGCGCGTATAACTGTTCTTTTTTGTCCTGAAAGAGATGATGGAAGTGTATCTTTAATGTTGAGATAAAGAGTCGGTTTATCAGCTATTGTAAAATTAAGGGTTCCCGAAGGTGAACGCTTCTCAGGTGCTCTATATCCATAAGATGGACCATAGGCAACCGAAAGCCACGATAGATTAAGACCCGAAGTTTTTTCTGATTTTGTAAATGGAGACAAATTCTCCCAAATATCAGATGGCCATTCCGTTTCGCGATCTTTTCCTGCGACAATTAACTTTAGTGTGTTGTAGAAAGATCCTTGATTATAAGGATTCTGTAAAGACCATAGACGATTCCGATCAATATCGTATTGTGATTGAAAAAAGACGAGAACGCCTTCAGCAGGGTGTCTACCATCAATTCGCTTCGTCACATATGAGGTACCCCCATTTCCTACAGACACGTAATCAGTCGGATCGAGTGTAAGTATATTTTCAAAAGGTCTTAAAAAAGGAATTTGAATTTCAGATTGCTTAAGTTCTTTCTGTAAATCTTGACGTATATACTGCTGCGTTGTCTCAAGACTGATTACCGGTTTACCAATAATTTCTCTTTTTAGAGGTGTAATTGATCTGACTGTAGCATTGATATTTGTACAGATTAAATCAGTTCGGGCCCAAGGAGTCGGTTTTACCTGTGAATCTGAACTCTCCACCAGATCTTCAAGTTTGCGTAACTTACACCGAAGCCGATATTTCTGACCCGGAAGTGCGACGAACGGTAACCCTCCATCATCTACGTGCGCGGCTCCTATAAGAGGAAGTCTTAGATAAAGCGTATTCGGTGTTGCATTATGCTGGATATCTAGAATAGATCCAGTATGTGCTCCAAATTCTTTAAGAGCAAGTGCCTCTTGATTTAATGTGCCGTATAAGTGTGTCCACGCGTATAGAAAATCACCAGAGAATTCTTGTAGTAAAAGCTGATCTTGATAAAACTGAATTGACTCAAACAGAAAAGCACCAATTCCTTGGCAATATCCGTAGGACGCACCATTAGCATCACGAATCGTTGTATTATTATTCAGATTTGCAAAATAAATTGGAAGCCAAGTAGGAAGCTCAATCACAAACGCTACAGACTTCAATACATCACCAAAGATCTCAAATTCCCATTCAACCGATCGACCAAAATCAACGGTATTCAGTGGCTGAGATAAGCGTGTCTCATTAATGGTTGCCGGCCACGTGCCCATCGTATACGAAAACGGCACGACCGCATCCTCTTTTTGATTCACAAAAAAAACATCTTTTTGGCCTCGTGCAACGAGTTCATACAAAGATCCTTCAGACGACGTAGCTGGTCTGTCCATCTAGTTTGTAGTTGTGTTAATTCTAAATAAATTAGCGAACAGAACTAAGCTCGTCTTTCTGATTTGTAGTAAACTATTATCTAAGTAAATTATAGATGAGTGCGTCTAATAGTGGTCCAGCTGCCGCTGGTGCTGGTGCTGGTGCTGGTGCTGGTGCTGCCGCTGGCGCAAATAGAGAACCAAGACGCAAACTTCAATTTGCTAATGCTATTGTAAGACCTTTTCAATTTAATGCTCCTGCAGTTCTGAAGGCAGGTCCTAATTATCACGAAAGAATACCTAATGAAGATGAAGCACTTGGATATCTTGCTGAAGATTTAGGACCCAGAAGTAAGGAAAAGAAAAGTGCCTTGATAGCAAAACTTGCAGGGGCGCAATCAAGAACACGTAATACATTAGCAAACGCAAAATTAGCTAATAGGTACCAAGGTATTGCAAGTATGTATACAGTATTGCCTGAGGCTACTCGATTTGTACCTGGGCGCGCAGGACTCGTTACAAGCGCAAATGTTGGAACGGGTCGTTATGGAGCGGTTCCATACGCTATTCGAGCTGGCAATTCGCGTCATTCTTTTTTTGATGAAATCTCCCAAGTAAGACGAGCGCGGGTTTCGCTAATGTCAGATCAAGAACTGCTTGCCGAACTAAGAAATAATGGTATTTCAACTGAAGATATCCTTTTACGTGACGATGCAGTAAATGCATTTCTTTCTATGCCTCCGACACAAGAAGAAGATGAACAGCTTGTGAAGGTATCAAACGATATATGGCACAGTAGATATGCTGGGGAAAATGAACGGGAATTAGTGGGACCAATGGCTTCTAGAATACGAGGATTTGCCAATGCAAGAGTAGCTCGTCAAATTGCTGAAAATATAGAACATCCTGAAGTTGCTGCTGCTATTGCTCAAGCTGCTGCTCAAGCTGCTCAAGCTTCCCAAGCTGCTGCTTCTGGTAATGGAAATAACAATAATTCAGATCCAAATTCACCTAGAGCAATACGTCGTGCCTTAAAACAACTAGCAACGAGATCTGCATCGAAACCTGGAGGAGGATACAGAAAACATAGTACACATAAGAAAACTCGTAAGCATAAGAAAAAGTAGCAATAGTAGATGAGTGCTCCTGCTGCTGCCGGTGCAATACCAAGTGCGTTAAGAATAAAAGAAAATAGTCCAGTGAAAAACACTAGAAACAAGGCAGGTGTATCCAACGCAGTTAAAAAGGCACTGGCTCAAGCTGAAAAAAATGCGACTAATGCTGCGGCAAATGCAGCTGAATTTGAAAGACAGCAAGCTTTTGCAAGACAGCAAGAACTTGAAAGACAGCAAGCGCAACAAGCAATGGAAAGACAGCAAGAACTCGAAAGACAACAAACTCTTAAAAGACAGCAAAATGCCCTTGAAGCAGAAATGGCTAGAGGGGCTGTGGCGGGTTCTAATGCAGGATTTGGTTCACAGGTTTCAAATGTACCCTATTCACCCTTTCCAGGTGCAGGAGCTGGCGCGGGTGCGGGAGCATTTGGAGATGCTGGCTTTGGTTCACAAGGTTCAGTAGGCCATACACCAATGGCAGAGGATGGCGGTGCTCGCAGACGTCGTAAACATCCTAAACACAGTAAAACTGGTAAGAAAGGCCGTAAGCACCGTCAAACGAGTAAGACACATCGCAGACGGTATATGTAAATTTGAATGCTTTTTTATATGTAAATTTGTACACAAAAATGCGTCTTATTATAGTTGAATCTCCTGCAAAATGCCAGAAGATTCAAGGGTTCTTAGGACCCGGTCATACCGTAATCGCCTCAATGGGTCATATCCGAGCACTTGCTCACGATCTTGACGCAGTAGGAATTAATAACAACTTTGAGCCGACTTACGAGTTTCTTAAAGAGAAAGCCAAAGCAATAAAGCAGTTAACTGACGCCGCCAAGGGTGCTACATCCGTAGTTCTCTGTGCAGACGATGACCGTGAAGGTGAGGCCATTGCGTATTCAGTAGCAGTTCTCTTAAAACTCAATATCGCAACGAATCCTCGTGCAGCCTTTCGTGAAATTACACGCAATGCTGTGCTAGATGCTGTAAACAATCCAAGAACAATCGATATGAATCGCGTCAATTCCCAGCAGTCACGAGCAATGCTGGATATGATGGTAGGTTTCACGATTTCACCTCTTCTCTGGTCCTATGTTGGACCTGCTTTATCAGCTGGTCGGTGCCAGACACCAGCGCTCAGACTGGTTGTTGAGCGAGAACGTGTCATTGAAACATTCAAGAGTGAAGGATCTTGGATCATAACAGGCGAGTGGTCAACGAATGAAAATGCGGCTCCAGGTCAAAAGTGGCCAGCCGCAATGACAGAGTCACTGAGTGACGAGGAATCTGCTCAAAATTATCTAGAAAATCACAAGGACAACAAGGTCGGAATCGTCAAGAAGGCTGAAACAAAACCTTGGACTGAGTCGGCACCACTTGCACTAATGACGAGCACCCTCCAGCAGCAAGCTAGCAATCTGTACAAGTGTAATCCGAAAAAGACAATGCAGATTGCGCAGAAGTTATATGAGGCAGGACATATCACCTATATGCGAACAGACCAAGAGACAATGAGCGAAGAAGCAGTAGAAAATGCTAAGAAAGTCATTCTGGCAAAGTGGGGTGCAACCTATGTGAAGGCGGATATACCTCCGGTCGCAGCTACTGAAAAGACCAAGAAGGCGTCAGCGGCAACAGCAGCGGAGTTGCCCAAGGCCCAGGAAGCCCACGAAGCCATTCGTCCAACACACTTTGAGAACTCTCAACTACCCGAAGGTGAAGACTGGGGTACTTATGAAAAGAAGATCTATCATCTCATCTGGCTAAGAGCCATTCAGTCTGTGATGTCTGCAGCCAAGGGTGAGAATCGTCTGGTCACCTTTGAGGCTGAAGGAGACGATGGAGACTTTGAGTGGCTGGCCAAGTGGAGACGTACAAGCTTTCCGGGTTGGAAGGCTGCTGATGAAAAAGATGCTAAGATTTCTGAAGCGCAGGATAGCGAAACAAATGAGGCAGATGCTAGTGAATTGTCTTGGAGGATTGGAGGAGCGTTGGCTCCAACTCAGAGAGTCTATTGGCAACTACTTCTGGCCAAACCCCAAGAATCCAAACCCCCCGGACGATACACCGAAGCTAGTCTGGTTCGGGAACTGGAGAAGAAAGGGATCGGAAGACCGTCTACCTTTGCATCACTGATCGCAACTCTTCTTGAGAAGGCATATGTCGAAACAAAAGATATAGTCCAAGAAATCAAGGAATCCAAAACCTACAGTCTTTCATCTGTTGGTCAGTGGCCTCCGACACTCTCGCCATTCCAACTGAAGAAGGGAGGCGAGAAACTTCGAATGGTTCCGACAGCTCTCGGCCGCTCCCTTCTTGATTTCACAGTCAAGAACTTCCCAGATCTCTTTGCCTATGAGTTTACCGCTGCAATGGAAAAGCGTCTGGATCAAATTGCTGAAGGCAAGGAACCCTGGAAACAAGTTTTGGGAGATACCTGGAATTCCTACAAGGATCGACTGGCCGCTTTGAAGAAGTCTGGTGGATCAGCCGGATCAGCTGGATCAGCTGGATCAGGAGGACCAGCAGGAAATACAAATCCAAAAGTTCGGGAATTTGGAAATGGCCTCAAGGCGGTCCTCTCCGCAAAGGGACCTCTGCTTTTGAAAGAAGGTGAGACCAAAGAACAAACTGTCTTCTACGGCTGGCCTGGATCAAAGTCATTTCAGTCTCTCACGGAATCAGAGGCTCTGGCTTTTATTGAAAACGCTGGGAAGCAAAAAGTTGGAGAGGCATTTGGAGAATTGGAAGAGGAACCGATTCTCCGAAAGTCTGGAAAGTTTGGAAGTTACTTTGAATGGAAAGGCATTCGGGTTTCTGCCGCGCCGGGAGATTCTCTGGAAATTGCAATTAAGAAACTCCAAGAAAAGGCGATAGCTCCTCCTGTTCGAGTGCTCGGTCCCTTTCAGATTAGAGTGGGACAGTACGGGCCTTACTTGATGAAGGCTGCCGGAGGCAAAGATAAACCTCAGTTTGTCAATATTCCTGCTGGAACTGATTTAGATTCACTTACAGCTCAACAAGCTGGAGAGATCTTCGAGACAGGCCTGAAAGCTAAGGCTACAGGAGGTGGTAAAGGAGGCAAGGGAGGTGCAAGCGGATTTAAGAAGTTTAAGAAGAAGAATGAATAAGTATGGACAATGGGTTCCACGACATTATGATGGCCTGGTCTGAAGATACAATTGCAAGAGATCTCTATACTATGATTTACGACTGGCTAACTTTTTACAAGTCAGAAATTCGAGCCAAGGACGAAGTAGATAATATTATTTGGCGAATGGAACAAGCAGAGGAAATCAAGGTGATCGTAGAGGATTTTGTTACAGGTGAACGATATGCAAAATTAAGAAAACAGTTTTCTAAATAGATGGCTGCTGCTCTTACCATTCCTCAATTTCTTGATAGATCTGCAGCACTTGAGGCTAGGCTAAGAGCCGTATTACCTGAATATAGGCTACTTTACGGAGAATATGAAAATGTACGCAATGATGCAATTCCTGAAAATAATCCTGTGCCTGGAGGTGCTGCGGAAGTCAATATGGTTGCTGCTGATCTCTTTGAGGCACAGGTTGATGCTGCCTTTGCAGGGATAATGGATGTAATTCAAGAAATGTGTGCAGTCAATAATCCAGTCAATAACGTCAATGGCAATGGAAATAATATGGGAGGTGGACGAAGGCTAAGAAAGAAACGTGGTCGCAAGACCAGACGTAATAAGTAATTTTGTCAAAATATTGAATGATTCTTTTTTATAAAACAGAATCATAGAATGTCTGAGAGGAATACACTCTTACCGGATGTAGGATATTTAGTGTGTATGTCAAATCCAATTATGCCCGGATTGCTGCTTGTAAGCCACTCGCTTACAGTTCCAAATGAGAAGGCGGCTGAGCTATTCTCTGCCGGCGTACCGATGCCCTTTCAGATTGAGATCGCCAAGAAGGTTAAGCAACCGCAGGAAAAGGAAAGGGCCATTCACAAGCTGCTAGACAAGTACAGTGAAAGGCTGCACACGAGCCGCCACTTCTTCCGTGCTGAGAAGGAACGTGTATCAGACTTCTTTGAACTTCTCGATGGTGACTACTGGCTCGGTGAGGCACCTGGAGCAAGTATCATTCTAGATACAGTAGATGCTGCCGATGCTTGGCAGAATTTACAAAATAAGGTCTATATGCTTCTAAAACAGGATAATCCGAAGGAGAATGCGATGAAGCTGGGACAGACAAAGATGAAGGTCGCGAACTTCATTAAGGCCAAGTATGGTGTGGGATTCGTGCCCACGCTCGAGCACGTACGCGAGGCACTTGCGGATACAGTCGTTCAGCCGAATGTAGTTCCTGTATAAATTTATTATAAAACAACAAAAAAATAGTCTTTCTATCTTTTTGTTATTTGATGAATTTATGCTTTGGTCTCCTTCTTCTTACGAGGCTTCTTGGGCTTCGGCTCTGGAATCGGTAGACCCTTCTCTTTCAATTCAGCCTCCTTGATTGCCTTGCGCATACGGCACCACTTCCAGAAATCCTGAGAGCCATACTCAGGCATAGGGCCTAGAACTGGCTTCTTCGGTTTCGCCGCTTCTTCTGCCTCCTTCACTCCCAGCTGCCGATCCGCTTCCAACATCTCAATGGCGAACTTGATCTCGGCCTGCGGAACAGGCTCGTTGCGATCAGCAAACCATTCACGAACAAGGTCAATCGCCTCCCAGGAGCTCGTGTAGCGTTCAATGTCCTCACCAGGAAAGACCGGAAGTTCCAGAAGCTTTGACTTGAGCTTAAGAGTTCGCTTGGCTGCGGGGGCTGTACTAGCGCTACCAATAGCACAAACAGCTTCAAGAGACTTTGCTGCTTGTGCAGAAGCAGATTGAGGAAAAGCTTCTGCAATCGGTACAATTAAATCAAGAGCAGCAGTCTTTTTCAACTTCAGAACACGCTTGGCTTTTGGTTGCTCAACACTAACTGTAGGTTCTGGTGTTTCCACTGGCGCTGCTTGTTCTAAGGCAGGAGTCTTCTTAAGTTTAAGAACACGCTTGGCTTTTTCTTTTGGCTGCTGGTCGGCCATTTTGGGTACTACTTACTGTACCGTATAAATACTTCAATTTTTGTTTGTTTGCTGCATATTATAAAGATAATCTCTCTGTGGCCTAAATTTAAGATACTACAGTAGAGACAATAATGGAATCTCTCCTTCAAAGCATCCGGATGCTCGAAAACTTACTCAAGGAAAAACTCTCTGCACGCGAAGGAAAGGAAATTTATGCTGAATTACTACTGCTCCAGGCTGAACTAAAAAAAGAGTGTGTATCTTACGATACCAGGCCTCTGAATAAAGTATTTCAGTAGTTGCTGTGTGAGACCTTTGAACTCCCCCATCATTTATATCCAATCCAGCTAAGGAAGGATGTAAATAGTTGTTTACCCAAGAAGTATGAAGAATTTGCTGTATGGCGCCTTTTGAAAGCAGGCGCAACAATTGCCAGAGAACCCTATTGAATACTATATTATTCTTAGTTGCTGTGTGTTCTCTTAATAACTCATAGACTCAATAAAACTTATATGTCTGCAGCCATATAAGTTTCATTGAAATCTAGAAGATAGCTCATCATTAGGTTATTACCTTCTGAGTATCCGACAGAGGGCCTGATTATTATATCAGTTGCTGTGTGCCCTCTTTGTTATAGTCAGGAAGCTAGAGTTTTATAAACTTTTTGCTGTGCACTTCCTTTGCTTCCCCGCCTGGACACTACCACTACTGGTCAGCAGCCATTCAATTTTTGTAGCGTTTTTTACTTTTTTATCGCGAGAGCAGCGGCATATCGTTGCCCATCGCTGCACGGACACGCAGAACAACCTGGTCATACCGCTCTACATCCAGCTGAGCACGCAGCATCTCCATCGGAGTCATCGGCTTGACACCGTCTGGTCCCTGTGTCTGCAGCGCCTTGAACAGACTCGGCGACCACCCACTCAGCATCGCCACGCCCTCCGTGTCAGACTGCGCGTGGAAATCAGTGGAGCTAGAGGCGATATTCCAGATAACGATACGCGGCATTGTAAGGCCCTGGCCCTCACCCCACATATCCTCGCCAGCCCGCTTGAACGCCTCGCGGATCATCTCCACGTGAGTCTGCCACGGACTCGTCTTGATGACGTTGCGGTAGCCATTGCCTGTGTAAGCAGACTGCCGATCAGAGCCGCACGCCTGATCCCAGTTCATATCCGTCAGAACAATGAGATTCTCAGGCTCCTGGCCAGGACGGCAGCGCTTTGCCTTGAGCTGGCTGAGCACAAGATCCATCGCCTTCTGAAAGTCCGTGCTCAGACCCTGGCCTAGGTAGTTGTTGGCCTGAAGTGCCCTCAGGTGAGTGAAGAGATCATCCTCGTCGCAGAACGTGTGCAGCACCGGATTGGAGTCAAAGGTTAGGATGGTGTTCTTAAACTCCTCCATAGTCACCTCAGAGATGAGCAGGCCGAGAGCCATCGAGACCCAGTACGGAATGGACCCGTTCTTACCCGATGTCTGCATCGAGCCGCTGAAGTCGCACATTGCGATGCTCCGACCCAAACCGCCACCGGCCTTGGCATCCGCAACCATCTGGCGCCAGACCGCCAGGAGAGCATTGCGCTCATCAACCGCACTCGTTTCGAGGTGGTAGAGCTTCTTGACCACCTCGTGCGGAAAGACCGTCTTGGAGCCGTTAACCTTCGCGCCCCCCTCGCCAGTCGCTGCCTTGTTGAAGTGCTCCTGAAAGTGCTCACGGCAAGCCATACGGTCAGGATCCTCAGGATGGCGCAGAGGGTGACCACGAGGAGGCTGCTCACCCTTCTTCGTCGTGCCGACCTCATTGAGGAACGCCTTCATATGCTTCTGAAGGCAGCGGCCTGGAACCTTGCTGGGCTCGATGGTCTCCCACGCACCGCCAGACATTGCGATCTCCGTGGTCTGAATGCGCCTGTTGAGGAACGCAACAGACTTGCGGTACAGGCGCATCTGGCTGCTGTACTGGGTAGGACCAGTAAGGCCAGGAAAGAGACGACCCGCAAGAAGGCCCGCAAGGTACTTGTTGCGGTTCTCACGAGGCATCCACTTGGCCATCAGCGAGATAGGTGCGCAGCAGTCGGCCTCCTGGTCCTTGACCCACTGCGCCTTGACAATCTCAACAATGCGCTCGCGCATCTCAGGCTCTGACTGATAAGGAAGCGAGGGCACAACCGCCTCGATAAAGAGGTCACGCCAGGAGCCGTACTCGGGTACGAGATCCAGAAGATCCATTGCAATTGGGCAAGTCTTAGGATTGGTAAGCAGGGCATCGTAGAAGAGACGAAATGCCTCACGCTCACCCTTGCCACCGCGCACGTCCCGCGTCTGAAAGGCGAGAACGAAGAGATCCTCAAGCTGAGACGTGTTGTCCTTAGCAATGATCGCATCGATCAGCGGCTTGATGGCAGAAGCGGTAACACCGCGAGTCAGGAGTGCTGACAGAGCGACGCGCTCATCCTGGACGCCAGCCGCCGTGTAGACATCCGAGCCCTTAGCGCCGATTGCAGTCGTCGCAGTCATCGTCTTAGGATCAGAAGATGACATTTCGATCTTGTGTACTTACAGCTAAAATGATAATTGTATTCAATTTTTATCAACTCTAAAATTTGACTTACGTCTGCAGAGGTAGTAGGTACCCAATGGTAGATGCTGTTCCGCGACTAAATTATATCGGATCCAAATACCAACTTCTCGGTTGGCTGAAGGAGTCCATACTCAAGACAACTGGGTGGCCTAGCCTTGAAGGAAAGTGTATCGGTGACTTGTTTGCAGGAACAGGCATTGTATCCTACTTTCTTCGCTTAGAAGGCGCTGCTGTCCAGTCAAATGACGTAGAGCGCTACAGTTCTGTAATTGCAGAAGCCTTCAGTCACCGTGTCTATACGAGCGAGGTCAAGCGAACAATCGAGCTTCTAAATACTGAAGTTGCTGAAGGTAAACACTTGGAGACGGCAGGATTCATAACGAAGAATTACTGTCCCTTGGCTCCTTGTGAACGCAAGTTCTTTACAGTAGATAATGGCCGCAGAATTGACTACTGTCGTAAGCGGCTAGAAGAACTAAATCTCTGTTTTAATACCTATATGATGGTTCTTGCATCTCTACTCCTTGCAGCCGATGCTATCAGTAATGTTCCTGCAGTCTATGGCTGCTTTCTGAAGAACTTCAAAGCTAAGGCAACCAAGCCGCTGATTCTCAAGACAGTTCATACGTGTACAAAACAAAATGCCTATTGTTTACCTACAACAGAAACAACTGTTCTGGATCCAGCCCTTCTGTTAAAGACAGAAGACTGTGACGCGGTCTATCTCGATCCACCGTATAATGAACGACAGTATTCAAAGAATTACTTTCCTTTGAATATGATTAAGCTAACACCTGTGGAACAGGACACACAGATCCTACGTGATGGAGTCACAGGCATTCCTGAAACCTGTTTTATGAGTCCCTTCTGCCAAAAAAAGGAAGTTGAGGCTGCCTTTAGAACGTGTTTTGCCGGATTTCGTTGTAAATATATCTTTATCTCGTACAATAGCGAGAGTCTGTTGACAAAAGAAAAAATGCTAGCTCTGATGAGAGAATTTGGAACAGCAACAGTTATTGAACGAGACTACAAGAGATTCAAGTCCTATGAGTACAATGAAGATAAGGAGATCAAGGAATACTTATTCTGTCTTACAAAGTCCGAATCTCAAAGTGGTCCTTAAAGTGGTCCAGCAGATTCTTGAACTGCCAGCGGAACTTGAAGCAATTTCTGTGCTTGTGATTCTGGAACTCGCCGATCGTAATGAGAGTACCGTTGTGACTCAGATAAAGCGTAGTGGATTCATTCCAGATCTTAGCCTTCTCCAGATGCGAGAACTTCAAAGGCTGTGCGGCCCAGTCAATTGGCTTAGTCTGCTTGATGAGCTGCACGAGATTTGCCGGCTCATTGTAGTACAGCGTCGGGCAGTGAAAGGTACTGTGCATAAAGATATCTAGAACTCGAGATGTCTCAGCAACCACAAATGCCTTGATGATCTCAGGATCCGTCTGTGCTGCCACGGGTAAGCCAAACTTCTCGCAGAAGGTCTTTTTTGTGCCCTGGCCTCCCTGTGGGCAAACCATCCAACCTGTCTTGTTTGTCTTGACACTTAACTTCTTTGCGACATCAGTCAAATGACTAAAGTCATAAAGATCATCAGTTCGGCCGGTATGCTGAAATCCTTGAATCTCCGTGCTGAGGGCAGAAAGACGAGCCTTCAGAGTCTCAGCCTTTTCAAGTGAGTACTTGTAGTTGCCTTGAAACTCACAGCCGGCAACCAAACAGACTGCTTTTTCGCAGATCTTGCCGAGGTCTTCTGTAAGGATACGCTTAGCAGCCATCTTTTTTGTAGTGTGTAGCTTATTCACTGTTACCCGTTGGATCAATTTTAGTTTGGCTTTTACTACAGAGAATAGGACATCCTTGATTGTGCCAATCAGACAAATCACGATTCAGAGTAAAGTGTCTGAGGCTCTCGAGTGGAATCCATCGTCCTTGTCTGTGTTCGCTGGTATTTACTCGAATAGAAGGCGTCTGAATGGCATTTGCAGTCCAATAGGGCCGACGGCCCCAGAGCTGAGGAGTATCAGAACAGATTTCGTAGTCAACGTGTTCAAGATAACCTGTTTCCTCTTCAACTTCACGGACTGCCGTATGCCTCCACGTCAGATCAGATAGTTCACGATGTCCTTTAGGAAACCCCCAATTTCCTGATAAAAGATTCTGGACGAGAAGTACTCTATTTTCATTCAGAAGAACAACACCTGCACCTCTGAATAGGCCATTTGTGAGAAAAGGAAGTGTACTTACACAGACAAGAAAAAGAGACTTCAACATCTGCTAGAGTCAGATAAAAATAGGTTTAGACTCAATTTACTTCCTCAGACCGAAGCAGCCGACGCTGGCCGTCTCGACCTGCTCAACTGCCCAAAGCGCCATTAGCGCAGCCTTCTGCTCCATCGGAGGAAGCTGTTTGACTAAATAGGTACTGAGTTGCATTGTTACATCGTGATATAACTTGGCCATCTCCGCCTTGTTCTCTGGTTTCTTCTGGAGCTTATCCTGAAGGACCTTCAGAAGTTCCTTGAGATCATCAGCAATGACAGGGTCTTTTGCAGCAGCCGTTGCCGCGTTAATAACAGTCTCAACTACAGCTTTCACTTCAGGCACCGCGACAACAGCTTCAACAGAAACAACAGTAACGACAGGATCAACGGGATTAACAGGAGCAGGAGGCTCAGCAGGAACTACAGCAGGAACTACAGCAGGAACTGTAGCAGAATCAGAAGACATTCTACCGTAGGAATATATTTTATCTGGTTAGTTACTATTTCAATTTTTGTATCTATGCATTTCTTGCGTGCCGCAGCTGACTTACTGCTCTCCAGAGTTGGCACGCCTTGATAACTACTGAATTATATGATTTATCTATATAAAGTGAGCTAGTACTACAGTCTTCCATCATATCAGAATATGATGCTGCCTTTGACTCAAAGATAAAATCAATCTCATCTGGACTGAAATGACGCAGACGATTCAGAGAAATCCTGTAGAGGTAATCCTTGAAGTGCTCGTCATCATCATCGTGACTATGTCCACCTCCTGGCCCACCACCCGTAAAGAATCCAGGCTTCAAGCACTCGGTCAGAGTTGGGCACTTACTAGACGGATGACCTCCCTCAGCACAGACGTGACACTTGGCAAACTGCATTGTAATTCTACTTTAGAATAGACTAGAACTTATTTCAAATTTTTATTGGCACTGGACCAAAAATTGAGATGATCTCTTCAGAAATAAGCCGTATTCACTTTCCAGATTCAATGGATTCTACTGTATTCACAACTGAAGAGGAAATTCTAGCGATTCGTCGGTTTGATCGGTGGTGTCGTGCAAATGGACTCAAGGAGTTTAATCCGCATATTGGTCTCCCTTCAGTCACGTGCTTATCCTGCTCTTGTTATAGTTGTATGGAAGATTCGACCTATTTGATGGAAATAGATGAAGTACTGCGTCACAATCGTCGTGTAACCTCTATGAATCCTACAATGACAAATGACCTTATCGATGCCCAGACTGAAACGAGTCTTGTAAGATCTGAAGAATTATATCAGTTTCTAGCAGTAATTAATAATCTAATTGATGTAGAATCAGCTGCGATGTGGTCTACACTTTTACACTTTCATAGGGTACAGGCAACTCCTTTTCAGAAGAAGTTAGTTGTAAAAGTTCTAGGTCTCATTGCAGGAAAGCACGATGAGATACAGCTCAAGGATGAGATTAGAAAAAAGGTTGCTAACTCATCAAATAATTCTGAAGATATGTTAGTCAATGCTTTGGGTGAAACCAGAATTCGTCTTGAGATTAACTTGACGAACTTGTATATTGAAGCCAATAGACAGATGAGGTCTACTGTCTAGGAAGTGCTTTGAATGAGAGCTTCAATACGATCCTTTAATTCATCAATGTCATCAAGGAACTCTATTGGAGGGTTTGTAATAGAAGAATGATTCAAAACCTTTTGAGCAATGTCTAGCGGTATAGAAGGAAGAACAATGGCTTCACCATCAAGGGCTACTTCATTTTGGAGCGCAACGAAACGAAGAAAGGCCAGAAGAACACGCGGATGTCTCAAAATCGCAACACGTGGAAGTCGCGGAGTGCAAAACATCCACGATTCATTTAGTTCCAGATCGCCATCGACTTCACGAAAGATTGGCTCAAATGTAGGGACCACTACAGATTCATAGGACATACTCGAAGCCGAACGATTGACTGGAATGGGAGATCCAGGACGCTCATCTTCTGAAAGTTCAAGTGGCGATGCTCGGTTAGACCATTCAATTGTAGAGACTTCTTGCATTCTATAGCTTACAAATAACAAAAAAGCATTCATTTTTTATTACCTAAGCAAGTTTTCTATTTCTAAGTAGAATGTACGCAATTGCAACTCTTGCAAATGAACACGCAGTTGAAGATCTGAAACTTCTGTTTTTTACTCTAGAACTCTGGAATAGTCCACCTCCAGCCGTCTATATCTTTACAGATATGGAGACAAAGCTAAAGATTGATGAAATTCCTTACAAGGGAAAAAAGATTCTTAAGATTGCTTTAGATCCATATACAGGTCTAAATCGGTCTGCGATGGAGACAACACCTGGAACAAAGTTTGCAACTCTCTTTGCAGATTTCTGTGCCGAGAAACCTGTATTGATGAAGTGGGTTCTTACTCTTGAGCCATCTGTGCTTTTCTGTGATGCAGATATCTGCCATCTGGGCCCTTTACCTGTGATCGACGAACGAGTTCATCTAGGTGTCAGCCCACATCTAATTCGCAAATCTGATACAGATCGCTTCGGTGTCTATAATGCAGGATATCTATATCTGAAGGATCAGGATACAGCAGATCAGTGGCTTCTCCTGTGTGAGACCAGTCGCTTCTTTGAACAGGGATGTCTAGAAGATCTGGTAAGTTGGACAAGAATAAACTATGGTCTTGGCTCAGTCGAGCATTTTCCTGAAACGGTGAATTACGGATGGTGGCGGCTCTGGCAAGGTGAGTACAATCCCGATATTCTAATGAAAAAATGGAAAATTATGCGCAAGGAAGGCGGTTGTGGTCTAGTTATTAGTGACAAGCCTATTCAGAGTATTCATACACACTGGTCAGAGCAAAGAGATATGGCGACTGCGCAATTTAATCTCTGGATTCTAAAGCAACTCAGAGCACTTTCTTCAGTAAAAAAGACAAAACAATTAACTACGTTTCTGGAGACGCAGCATTCATATTTGAAGAAAATTCAATAATTGTATCGTACCCACGAGATCTTACAGTATATCCAATGTCTGTATATAAATCTATTATTTCATCAACATATACAGGATTTGTCCATTCATTGCTCTCAAACTTTATAACAGAAGGATAATAATTTGGACCAGACTCTTTAAGAAAATTGATAAATTCTTTTAAGATAATGACATCATGTCCTTCTGTGTCTATTTTCAGATATTTACACTTCTTAATAGTATGTTCAAGGTAAAAATCTTTTAATGAGATCACTCTTACTTGGTCAATTGAAACAAGATGAGACACCTTATTTATAATATGAAGAGGGTGATACTGCCCAATCGTATTACAGCCACGATACCAGTCATCTAATTTTTTCTCCTTAATAATCTCCTTTGGTATATAATAGACAGAAATTACAGCATTTTTAGGACAAGGACCTGTAATTCCTACGCAGCACTTGACGACATTTTTCTTAGTAGGAAGATCATCTAAATATGTTTGTAGTATATCAATTGAATATCCAATAATAGCATCTGATCCTATATCATCGGGTACCTTTTCAATGAGAGTATCAAAATTAGATGTGCCTATCTCAATAAAATCAATATCCATCTAAAAAAAGTAAAAATTTGTATTTTAAGTACCTAACAGTTTTTGTTAGTTCAGTTGTGACTAGGACAGATAGGACAATGAGTTTTAATCATATTATGAATACAGATTCCTGAACTCACCTTCTTTGATCGAAGAATCTGTTCAATATGAGCAAGAACCTCGGGCCGATTTGCCAGGCGCCTCGCCTCGATCTCAGCCCACATCGTCAGATTCCACACTCTCATTGCTGTCTTCTTGAGTGAGTCCTTTGCTGCCTCTAGATGAACTGCTCCGTTAAAGATGCGCTCCTTTATCTCATTAGGCAGCGCTTTCGCGGCAGGGCCTGACCAAGGAAGACCCTCTACAAGCCAGTGTCTTACTGCCTCCTCCTGCTTCTCAACCTCCTCCTTTGTTACAGCAATAGGAAGACCGCAAGTGGACGCAAAGTACAGCGGATCAAAGTAGATTCGGAGAATTTCCTCGGCCCGATTCATATTGAGCGATGCGCGAATGGCCTTTTCGTAGGCAAACGGAAGTGTCCACTGCCACATCTGAGCAACAGGGTGTGCACAGATATCAGCATTGTAGTCCGATGTGTTCGCATAGATCTTCTTGAGCTCGGCTACAAGATCATCCTGCGAAAGTCCGTGATTCGACGATGCAAAGAAGAGATAGGAGGTTGCCATTTTCTCTTTGGTGGTAATAAAAATAGAGGGGGTTGGTTAGGTCAATTTTTGTTTAGTTTAGCGGGATGAGATCTTAGGGGTTACAGGCTCACTCTCATTATCTGAGTCAGAGTCATCAGAATCATCTACATCAGAATCATCATCTGGAACTGGGTCGAAGAGAACCCGGAATAAATGACGAAGAATTGCATTTTCACGCTGGCGAGAGAGGGTGTAACTATCAAAGTCAACCTCAGAGTCAGACTCGTAGTCTGAATCAGAGTCCATCCTTACTGTATAACAACAAGATTCATTGATTTAGTCAATTTTATTTAGGTTTGTTGATAACGCTGAATAAGAGCTACACGCAGTGACTTATTGCCTGTGTCATAAGGAAACGATACTGTCTCATCCTTACTGTCCCAGACGCTGCGGCCATCCTTCCAGGATCGGCGTAACCAAGTGGTATCTTCCTTAGTCAGAAAGAATCGGTCCCTAGTACCATCCGTACCGATGTAGAGAATATGCTTCGGGTACAATGCAAGAGGAGGTGTGAGCTGCTTTAGAAGCTCATCTAGACTACGGACTCCTTCCATACCAGTGTCAAAGTAGAAACCAGGCTTCATACTGAAGATGAAAGACTCCTTGGCAATCTTTGAGAAAGCAAAGCTTGGAATTTCTGACTGATCACAGAAGAAGGAGGTATAGTCTCCATTCAAGTACTTGGCCGACTCCTCACCCGTCGGATCATACTCATCACGACAATTTGGACAATCACACGAGACCCAGTACATACTGCTCCAGCCACGGCCCGTTCCGTGTGGTACAGAGCCGAGCTCATTTCGAAGAGCTACACGTTCGGCAAGAATCTCAGCAGCAGTGATCTTACGAGGGCTAGACATTCTAGAGGTACTAAGTATGAGATACAGTAAAAAATCAATTTTATGTTTTGTTTTGTTTTTGCTTGTTTTGTTTCTTGTTTTGTTTGTAGAGTTTTGTTTACTCGTCATCACAACCATAGCGCTGATGCCAGCAAGCTGAGCAGTAGCCATTTGCTCCTGGCCTTGACGGACCAGCGCAGCCAATGCACTCCTCGTCCATCTCTTCAGAAGGCGGAAGAGCACCTGTGGCTCTACAAAGGCGGCAGCAAGTACGGTCATCGGAGGAGCAGATGATGAGGAAGTTTGAGTTGCACTTTGTACAGTGGCCGGCCTGCTCCCGCCAGTCCTCAGGAGAGGGAGGGCCATAGGCTGCCTCCTCACAGTCAGCACACAGAGGATCGTTGCCGCGATAGCAGGGGAAGTGCCCGTCCTCTGGCTTATAACCGCAGTCAGCGCAGGACCGGGCCTCTGGCTCCTTCGGCCTGTAGGAAGGACAGTACAGATTATCATTGTCGTCGCAGACGTAGCAGCCGAGATCGTAGTCGAACTCGCCGCTACACGTGTGCTGATCGTGAGGAGGATTATGCGCCTCGCGTAGCTTTGAAATGTGTGCCTCAAAGCAGTCGTCGCAGCGGCCGCCAGAGACGTATGCCTCAGCGCTACAGGAAAGCTCGACGCAGTAGAAGCGGTGCTCGTTAACGGAGGCCATCTTGTTTGGGTTCTTCAAAAGATTGTTTATCTTGGGAAGGTACTTATGAGATCGGCGTTGAGTTGGTTCAATTTTATTTACAGAACTGGGCGTCTCAAATTTTGAGATCCACAGTAAAAAAAGTTGTCTTTTGTTTTCTCCTTTTTCTTTTGATTGTGAATCCTTTTTTGTCTTTTTTCTTTTATCTACGCGAAGCCGAACGGCGCCTCAGCCTCCTCAGCCTCGTCCTCAGGATTGTTGATCTGAGGGGCGCGGATATTGTGGCCGCCGCACGTGCCGCAGAAGCCGTCCGTCAGGTAGGAGCAGACGCACGTGCACGGAGGCTTCTCGGCCTCAATCCCGTCCGCGTAGAAGCGGGCGACGATCTCGTAGACGCGCACCAAATGGTGAACTGCTGGGCGGCCAGAGACCGCGCGGGGCCGCACGTAGCACGTGAAGAAGCCTGGCGCGAGGCAGTTCGCCACGCGCTGGAGAACGTCCGTCTTGCGGAAGACCTCGCCGAGCGAGATGTCGTCGCAGTCGGTCTCCTCCCACTCGTCGTTCGAGTAGGTGCGGAGGACGACTGAGTGGCCGTGGTTGCTGTGAGACTTCGCGATGGCAGCCTCAAGAGCGGGAAGGAAGGTGTCCTTCACGTCCCGCATCACGGCCCGCCTCACGTTCCAGCGACGGCTGTCGAGGCGCTTCTGGTGGATGACGCGCTCGCGCTTGACGACAAGGCTGCGGAGGGCGTCGATGTTGTTGGCGAACATCTTGGCTTCTGTAGTGAGAGCAAAGAGAGCAAGGGGCTGTTGCTTGAGACAGGGCTGTTGCTTGAGACAGGGCTGTTGCTTGAGACAGGGCTGTTGCTTGAGACGGGGTACTAGAAAGATTAGATGAGGTTGAAGTCAATTTTATTTCAGTAAAAAAGTGTCTTTTTTGATCTTATTACAGAAGACTTCAAGCATTGAGACAGTAGAAGATAAAGGTCTTTTCATATGGCGTTGGATCTTCTGCCTCAGGCTTTGCCTTCTTCTTGCTGCACTTATCAATCTTAGAGATCAGATCAATCTGCTTCAGACGCCACTCCTTGATAATCCTCGTAAGCTTTTGACTGATCCGAAAGCGGCTTCTGAGGGTCTTCTTTCGTTTAAAGTAGAGTGCAGAGTCGCAGACTAGAGCAGCCTCATCTACGTCTACAGTAGGACGAGGTGTATCCTTATCGGCTGCAAAAGATGTCATCTTTGCAGGGTAGTTGTAGGTAGCGCAAGTAGAGGCTCAATTTTATTACAGTAAAAAATCTCTTTTTTTGTCTTTTGTTTTTTGTCTTTTGTTTTTTGTCTTTTGTTTTTTGTCTTTTGTTTTTTGTTTCAACCCATCTCAGGCTCATCCGCATTAAGATCAATGGAGCCGTCCTCCTGGAGCACGCCAGCCCAGTCACCCTTCAGGCCCTTCTTGGACTCCCAGAGATCGCCAGTGGCCCACGACGTAATGCCACCATCGCGGAGCACGCCAGGGCGCAAGTAGGAGCGTCCACCGAGCTTGAACGGAAGGAGCTCAGGAGTCTCCTCATCCTCCTCAGCCTCTTCCTCCTCAGCCTCAGACTCCTCGGGCTGAGGAAGAGCCACAGGAGCAGGTGCAGGTGCAGGCACAGGCATAGGCGCAGCAGAGGCCACAGCTGCAGCAACTACAGAAACACCCTCCGCAGCCTTCTTGGCCTTTGTCGCTGCGCGCTTCAGAGCTGCGGCTGCCTTGGTCTCCTCAGACTGAGGCTTGCGAACCTTCACCTCCTGAGAGACCTTGACCTCCTGAGAGACCTTTACAGGAGCAGACAGCGCAGAGGCCGGTGAGGGCTCAGCAGAGGAGGACTCAGCAGATGAGTGCTCCTCCTTCCACTTAGCCTCAAAGGCAGCATACTCCTCTGAGTGGTCCTTACGCCACTGAGTGCAGAAGAGCGGCGCAATGCCCTGCTTGGTGGCCGAAGAGGCCTTGAAAGTCTCATACTCCACAGTGTGCTCCTTGGGGCAGTGAGCAGTCCAGCCGGCCCAGGCTCCTGCCTTGCGGGGCTTGGCGGAAGGATCCTTCTCCTTCTTCACCTTCTTCACCTTGATGGATGCGGAGGATGAGGAGCTGCTTCCGTTACCGCGAGATGCAAGCTCCTTAGCAACGGGGGCCTGGAGAGCAATGAGCTGATCAGTCGAGAAAGACATTTTCGAAGAAAAAAGTACAGAGTGTATTGATTCAGGGGGGTACTTACCAGCTGGGTGGCCACCGGATTCAATTTTTTTCGGATATTGACAGGGCTCTTTCAAGGTCTGCGTCTCCGTCCCAGGACCAAATAAGTAAAAAAAGAGAAATTTTTTTTCTTTTCTTTTTGTTTTGGGTTTTCTGCTTTTTTCTTTTGTTTTCTGTTTTTTGTCCTATCGGTTGCGCTTAGAAGCGCCAGGAGCCACCGCCTGCAGCCGCATTGCTGCTGCCACCCTGTCCAGAGGACGGGCGGCTCTGGCCTCCTTGGTGGTTGCGGTTGCCATTGCCTCCTTGCTGGCCCTGCTGCCGCCCGCCCTTCTGCGGCTGCCGCTGGCGCTCAGCCTCCTGCTGAAGCTCCTTGCGGCGCGCCTCGGACGGCAGCGGAACCGGCTGGCCCTTGAGGTAGAAGGCCTGCGCATCGCGGTCATAGCAGAGGCGATTGGCCATAGCGTCGGCCCACTGAGGCTGGTTCGGATGAACGTAGATACACGGTTCGCCCTTCTCGTGCATCCAGCAGCCGCGCGCCTCCTTGCCCTCCAGAAAGAGAGTCTCGTAGCGGCAAGGCCGAGGCACACGGAACTTCATCTCGCCGCTCTTGTCAGTCCAGCGCTCAGCCTTCTTTGCGACAGAGTAGTCGATGACGCCCTCGACCATCTTGTGGTCCTGAGCGATGCGGGCGGCGGCACGAGCGGCCTTCTGCTCAGGCGTCTCCTTGGCAATCTCGGCATCCTCCCAGGCAAGAATGATGTCGCCCCAGAGCGTGCCGTTCTGTGCCGCCAGGTGGAGGTCGAGCGTCTGGCCGTAGAGCATCGGGTGCTCAGAGCAGTTGCCAGTGCACTGCTGCGCGCTGTGCGAGTCACCGGGCTCAGGAACAACCCAGTTGCCGCAAGGGCACTCCCAGACAAGCCGGTTGCCGCGCTCGTCCACAGCGTGTGCTGGGTCCGTGTGGCAGTGGCAGCCCGAGGGGCCGTTGTCAAGGTTGAAGTCAGCCGAGCGCTTCCAGAGGAAGTAGTTCGAGGTCAGAGACATCTTGTGTTCGCTTTTGCGAGTTTCCAGGTGTTCAATAGACGAGAAGTCTATTGTTGTCTGGGTACTAATTTACAGGGCAACTACATATTCAATTTTTGTTGAGATCAACTAGGTCCTGCAGCTCCTAAAATAAAGACCTTAGAGACGTGAAAAAAGACCTCAGAGACGTTACTCTGAGATCAAAAAAAGACCTCAGAGACGTTACTCTGAGATCAAAAAAAGACCTCAGAGACGTTACTCTGAGATCAAAAAAAAAGAGGATTTTTTGTTTTTTTATCTTGAAGAGGTACTGTACTGATGCAAGCCTTTACGAGGAGTAGATGAGAGTGTAGACAGTGGCCCAAGCACGCGTTGCCTCCGTGAGGTCACCAAGGCGCTGAATCTCGTCATCTAAGACAGCCATCTCGTCGTGCGTTCCAGAGGCATAGTCCTGCTCATAGATGCCCATCTTGGCGCCGAGGATCTCTGCAACCTTAAGGAGCATCGGGCCCCGCAGACTCTGCTCGTTGTAGATCTCGGGCGTCTTCATCTCGCGGCGGATGGCGTAGATGGCCTTACCAACCTTGATGTCTTGCTCCTGGATACACATCATCTTCAGCTCGTCAGTTAGCTTAAACCAGAGCTCGTTGAAGTCGGGGAAGAGCGAGGAGGCATAGTCAAGTGCCTCTGAGTGGACACGAGGGTCCGCCACGGAGATCTGCTGGCTAGCAACAGAAGAGGCCATTGTAGAGTCTGTAATGACGCTCTGGATGACAGGGGGTACTTAGTAGAGGCTGGCTATCCGGTTCAATTTTATTTACGGTAATCCGAAAGAGCAGTAAAAAAAGAGGTTTTTTCTTTTCTTTTGTTTTTCTTTTTTGTTTTTTTCTTTTGTTTTTGGTTTGAGAGGTCTAGAGGACCTTACTCGGAGGCGGACTCCTCCGCACCAGAGCCTCCAGCCTTGGCAGCCTTGTTGGCGGCCCTCTTGGCGGCGGCAGCCGCCTTGGTCTCAGGAGACCAGGGCTTCTTTACCTTGACCTCCGTGGGAGCAGGCGCAGGTGCAGGCGCCTCCTCCTCAAAGGGGTTGGCCGCGGCGTTGGAGGGAGCCGCCACCTTCGGAGGCGAAGGGTGGGTCTCCTTGAACGAGAGCTCGAAGGCGGCATACTCGTCCGCGTGCTGGGCACGGTACTCCTTGGCGAAGAGAAGGGCAACACCCTGCTTCTTCTCCGAGGAGGCCTTGTACAGCTCGTAGGCCTCAGAGCGGGCCTTGACGATGTGGCTGAGCCAGAGAGCGGCAACGCCAGGAGCCTTAGGGGCCTTGACCTCCTTGACCTCCTTCGGCTCCTTGACCTCCTTGACCTCCTTGACCTCCTTGACCTCCTTGACTTCCTTCGGGGCCTTGGGCTCCTTGGCCTTGACAGCCTTGGGCTCCTTGGCCGCAACCACCAGAGCTGCGCCAGAGTGGCTGGCGATGGCGGCAGAGCAGGCGCTCTGGAGCATCAGAAGGTTCTCCATCGACAGATCGCCGATGTTGAACATTGCGGCCATCTTTACTTCAGAAGAAGTGAGGAAGGACGTTGTTGCAAGAGCAAGAGCGAGAGAGCGTGAGAGCTGTGCTTTAGAGCGTGAGAGCTAGAGAGCGTGATTCCTTACAGAGTTGTTTCTGTAGGGGTACTAGTCAACCAGGGCTCAATCCAATTCAATTTTTTTTCGGATATCAATCTGGGCTCCTGACAAATTTTGTCTGAGTGTCTTCCTCTACAGCAAAAAAAGAGGTGTTTTGTCTTTTTTTGTTTTTTTGTTGTGCAGAGGCGCTTACTCATCGTCCTCAGCATAGACGTGGCGCATCTCAATCATCTCATCCCACTCCGCCTGAGCCTCTGCGATGAGGTAGCTGAGCTCCTCAAACCAGCCATCTGGGTTAATCCCAACAGCCCTGTCGAAGGAGGCCACGAAGATGACAATGGCATCTCGCTTCTTGGAGATGAGCGAGTTGCGGAGCGCGAGCTCGCTGTTGTAGTCAGAGTCCTCGCACAGGAAGAGGCTCGACTTATCCGCGTACTCAATGGAGATCGTCGAGTAAACGTGCCAGCGCTCCTTGTAGTCCTCCAGAATGTCCACCTGCAGAGCACCGTGGATGCGCTCATCGTACGAGCGGATGTGCGTGAGGAGCCGTTCAAGAGAATCGCGGTACTCGTTGTACACGATGTCCAGCACAGAGCCTCGGGGGCAGACCAGAGCACCGACGGGCTCTGTCTGTACAGGGGCCATCATCTCGCTGAGGCGAGAGCGGAGCTCAGACTCCGAAGGAGAGGGAAGAGACGAAGACGACATCTTAAGAGATGTTGTGTGCGTTGCTTGAGGTCCAGAGGTTCAATTGACGAGGAGTCAATTGTTGTCTGGGTACTGACTGGAGGGCCGGCGTCCGATTCAATTTTTTATTCAAAAGATAAGAGGCTCCTTGGGCTCCTACAGTAAAAAAAGAGGGTTTTTGTCTTTTTTGGTTTTTTTGAAAGAGAAGGTTCAGACACGAAGCTTCTTTGCCGCCTTCGCTGCAGCCTTCAGAGCCATCTGCTCCTTCGCAGATAGCTTGCGGGGAGGCAGGAGGGCCTCAGCTGCGGCGCGCTGAGCCGCGAATGCAGCGGCAATCCGCGGTTGCTCAACCTCGTGATGCCGCCAGCAGTTCACAAGACGCTCAAAGTCTCCGTGGTGCCAGAAGCCCCGAAGTTCGGAGTATTTGGCAAGCAGGAAAGCGTGGGAGCTCTTGTGGCGCTCGGCAAGGAGCGGCTGGAGGCAGGCAAGAGAGCGGCAGACCTTAGAGGTCTGGCTAACTGCAAGGAGCGTAGATGGGTCTGCAAGGCTCTGCTTGGCCACAAGGGCGAAGATAGAGGCGAAGGAGGCCATTTTTTGCTTGGGTCCAGAGGTTCAATTGACGAGAAGTCAATTGTTGTCTGGGTACTAACTGTATCGGGGGTTGTCCTGGTCAATTTTTTTCAGACATTGAATGACCCATAGACGTAGCCAAAGAGGCCTAGACAGTGAGCCAAAGAGGCTGTAGGCGTAGCCAAAGAGGCTGTAGGCGTAGCCAAAGAGCCTCTAAAGAGCCTCTAAAGAGCCTCTAAAGAGCCTCTAAAGAGCCTCTAAAGAGCCTCTAAAGAGCCTCTAAAGAGCCTCTACAGAGCCATACAGAGCTTCTAAAGAGCCATACAGAGCTTCTAAAGAGCCATACAGAGCCTCTACAGAGCCTCTTAGATGCCTATCCTCTGTACTCAATATGACAAGAAAAATTGAATTAAGAGGATTGATGTGGTCAGAAAAATTGAATACAGAGGATCAATGTGGATTGCAAAATTGAATACAAAGAATCAATGCAGTCAGAGAAATTGAATACAGAGCATTGATTTTTACAGAGAAATTGAATGCCTTACAGAGGCTCTGTATGGGCTCTGTATGGGCTCTGTATGGGCTCTGTAGGGGCTCTGTATGGGCTCTGTAGAGGCTCTGTAGAGGCTCTGTAATCCCTCTTTATGGCTCCGCCTATCCTCTTAGCCTACGCATATCCCTCTTTAGCTATGCCAATGGGCCCATTCAATGTCCGAAAAAAATTGAAACGGATCCGGCCCTACCAGTTAGTACCCAGACAACAATAAGCATCTACGCTTATTGAACCTCTGGACCCAGCAAGCATCGCAAGCTAACGCTAAAGCCTCCAACGCTCTATCGTTCTCTCGCTCTCGCAACAGCAAAATGGACTCTTTCTCTCCCGAAGTTCTCCTGGCGCTGCAGGCCCTCCTGGCCAAGGAGCTCGCCTCGCGCGGCGCCGCACCTGCGGCCTCTGCGGCCTCCGTGGTCAAGCCAGCCAAGGCTCCGAAGGTCTCCAAGGAGGCCAAGGAGCCTGCAGTCAAGCGTGCTCCTGGCGCCTGGGCCGCCTGGACGAAGCACGCTCCTCTGGCCCACGCCACGGAGTACGCCGAGTTCAAGGCCTCCAACGTCGGAGCCGTCGGCATCGCGCCGCTCTTCTGCACGCAGTGGCGCTCTGCGCACGCGGAGGAGTACGCGGCTTTCGAGCTTGCCCACAAGGCCTCTGCCTCCGCAGTGCCCTCGCCCGCCTCTGTGGCTGCGCCTGCCGCCTCTGTGGCTGCGCCTGCCGCCTCTGTGGCTGCGCCTGCGACCGCAAAGGAGGCGCGCAAGTGGTCAGAGGAGGCCAAGGCCAAGGCGGCTCTGAAGCGCGCCGCGACCAAGGCGGCCAAGGCTCTTGCCGAGGCTCCCGCGGCCGCCGCGGCCAAGGAGTCTGTGGTCTCTGCGGCCGCACCTGCGCCTCTGCCCTCGGCTCCGCCTAGTGCTCCTAGTGCCGCCGCCTCCTTCAACCCCTTTGATGAGGAGGAGGACGAGGAGGAGGCAGAGGCTGAGCTCCTGCCCTTCCGCATCGGCGGCCGCAACTATCTGCGCCCTGGCGTCTCCCGCGCCGGCGCCGCGCCCATCTGGGCCACGGGCGACCTCTGGGAGGCCAAGGCCGGCGGCACCAAGGGTGACTGGGCGGGCGTCCTTGAGGAGGACGGCACCATCGATATGGAGGCAGAGGAGCCTGAGTTCGGATAAAGACAAAACCACAAAACAAAAGACAAAAACAACAAAAATTCAAAAAGAAAAGAAAAAATCTCTTTTTTTTGGTTTTTTTATTTTCCTCTTGGCTATCCTATAGCTCTGTAGCCCGCCAGTCAATCTCTGAAAAAAATTGAATCAGATGGCGACCAGGATGTTAAGTACCCCTACAGACACACACATCTGTAAGGACCCAACGCAAAAATGACCTCCGTGTCTCTACTTGCCCCGCCCCGCCGCTCTGTGCGCCTTGTTGTGAAGAACTTCAAGCTCGCTCTTGACGACGCCGACCGCTTCATGACCGCCGCCCGCGCGATCTGGGAGCAAGGTCTGGAGATGTCTCCTGATATTCTTCTTCTGAAGAGCATCGCGGATACCTCTGAGGCTCGGTGCACGCCTGCAGCCAAGAGGCTGTTGAACGCGTACATCGACGACCAGCCTCTTCCTGGCTACCTGGAAGATCTCCGCGGTCTCGGCGAGCTCGGGTCCCTCGCCCTCCCTCGGCTTCTTACCGAGCTTGAGGCCCTTATGCTTGAAGAGGCCGAGCGCCAGGACAACCGCCGCTTCCGCGAGCAGATCTCTGGGATGGGCTTTGGCCTGCACCTCATCTAAAAAAAACAAGACAACAAGACACAAGACAAAAAACAAGACAATACAAACCCTCTTTTTTTTGTCTTTTTTCTTTGCTGCTCCTCTGCTCCTTAGCCTGTCTGTAAATCTTATAAAAAAATTGAATCGGATGGCCGCCCTTTAGTTGGTACCCACGAACAATTGATCATATCTCTTGTTCTGGACAAAATGCCGAGCTCTTGCCTCGCAAACGCCAACGCGCTCCTCTGGACGACCGAACTCGACACTTTCAGTGACGACTCAGAGCCCTTTGAGCTCCACAAGCTCCGCCAGCGCCTTGCTACGGACCGCGAGAGCCTCCAGCGGCACATCGAGAATCCGGATTCGCCCTACGCGAGCCTCCTCGGACTCGACGGGCTCTACTGGGCACTCCGCTTCTCCTGGGCCGACGTCCAGGACTTCGTCGAGGAGGCCAACTCCAAACTCATCAACGAGATGCGGGGCTTTCGCTCCGAGTGGCTCTGCGTCAAGGAGCTCGCCGATGGCTCCATCGTGCCTGCAAGGCCTCGGATCAACCGCCGCCAGACTCTGAATGACTATCAGATCTGGTCGGGGTCTGAGGAGGTCCCCATTGTCTCCTGGGACGAGGAGGACTACGAGGCTGCCACATGTCCCTCCTTTGAAGAGGAGGACGAGGAGGAGCGCATCCCCTGGGAGGACTACGACCAGGATGACCTCAACAAGATGGACCGCCAGCTGAGCCGCGGCTACTAAATAACCCACAAATTTCGCGCTCCGCAAACCAAAAAAAGACAAAAACATCTTTTTTTTGTTGCTATCTTTACTCTCTTTGCTATTATTCTCTCTGTATCTGTAATACTAGCAATCTCAATAAAATTGAAACAGTTGCTTGTACTACAGAATGTACCCCTACAGATATACACACCTGTAAGGAACCCAAGCTATCTGCTTTCAACACGCCACAGTTGTTCTTGCTCATTGCTTTCTGCTTTCTGCTTTAACCTTCTCAACTTGAGAATGTCGTCTATCACGGAGCGTGCCGCCGCTGTGATCAAGGCTGAGGCGGCTGCCCGTCTCGTGGCAGAGCAGGCTACCCAGGCTGCAAGCGCCTCCGAGGCTGCCGAGCGCGACCGTCTCGAGCGGGAGGCCCGCATCATTGCAGCTGCCGAGCGCCAGCAGGCTCTCCTCCGTGCTGAGCGCCTGGAGGCCGCGCAGGCTGCTGCAGCGGTGGCCGCTGCCGAGCAGACCGCTCTCGCCACCGAGGTGGCACGCCTGCGCGCTCGCCCTCCTCTGGAGGTACTGCAGGATGAGATGGCCGAGATGAAGCGCCTTCTGGCTGCTCGCCCCGCTGCTCCGCCGCCGCAGCAGCTACGAATGGATGGCGAGCTGGATATGCGCTTCAAGAGCTCGCGCGATGAGGTGGCGGCATCTGACCAGCTGCGTGATGCTCTTGCGGAGATTAAGGAGCTAAAGAAGTCTATGCTTGCGCTGGCAGATGCTTGCAGATGGATTGGAGGTAATGGTTTGCCGGCGCGCGCTTGCCCTCGGGGCAAAACGATGCCTAGCCTCGGGCAATGGGGTTGTGACACAGCCCACGCGCTGCGGGCCTGCGACTCAACTCTGCCCTCTCGCCCTGAGGACTGGTAAAGAAAAAATACAAAAAAAAGAAAAAACAACAAAAAGAAAAGACAAAAAAACCTCTTTTTTTTGCGTAAAAGATCTGATCCTCTTTATTTTCATCTTATAAAAAATTGAAGCAACTGCTGCGAGTATCATCTTTACCCCTACAGATATACACATCTGTAAGGACCCCACGATCTAGCGATCTAGTCAACGCCTCTGCGTCTACTAAAGCTTTCTCGTTCTTGCTCTAGCTCTTGCTGTAAAGCCTACCGTCTCGTCTCTCAAGATGTCCTCCAATGAGGTCCTCTACGCGGACGTGAAGGCAAAGGCCCCTCTGGACTACAAGACGCGTAAGGCCCTGCTCTCGCACTGGAGCCCGCGCATCGCCAAGGCCATCTGCCGCTCGGTGTACCCGGACTTCCGCGGGACCTATGAGCAGCACCTCTGGCTCCTGACGCTCAAGGCGGCAGAGTCCGTGACGGAGCCCAAGCCCACGGGCTGGACCACCTACGCGTGGGAGGCGAAGGATAAGGGCGTCAAGTTCCTCTGGCCGTATAGGCGCATTGAGGACACGCGTCTCTGTAGTCCCTCTAGCTACCTGCACTACATCCTGCGGTATGAGAGGTCTCGGGTCAACGCGCTCCTCGCTGGTGCGTACCGCTGCTCCGCACGCCTCAACGCCAAGTACCTCACTAAGGCTCTGCGCCTCCACGAGGTCTACGCGGCGCTTCCTGAGACTCGTTCTCGCTACTTTGATGACGACGAGGAGGAGGAAAAGCCCTCTGCCGCAGACATCAAGCTGCGCTTAATGAGGCGTAAGGCTCTCAAGGCTGTCGTTAAGGCGCAGATGATGCTCACGCCTGACAACCAGGATGAGTTCAAGATCATCGCCTATGGCTGGACGCACCTCAGGAAGTAGAAGCTGAGAGAAAAAGACAAAAAACAAAAAGATCCGTACTCAAAAAGAAAAGACAAAATTTTCTCTTTTTTTAGTTGCTAAATAAAATTGAAGCAACCCCTATCTCAACAGTAAGTACCCTGACCTAGCAACAGCTCTTTCAGGACCCCTACAAGATGGCGTTTTCTCTCAATCTCATCTACTTGCAGAAGCAGATGGCCAAGAAGCAAATCGCTGTGCTCAAGAGCCTCGGACTCATCCGCACTCCTTCTGCGCCTCCATCTACGCCAGTAGTGGAGCGCATCCTGCCTCCGCGCCACTACCACATCAACTGGCCGGCCACACGCGCTCGGCACTTTGCGCGCATCGTGTCTGGCAATCCCAAGAGGCGCGGCACATACGATCAGAATATCCGCCTTCTGAACACAACCTACACGCGACTGATCGGCAAGCCCGATCAGACGTCCACTGCGGACGTGCGCCTCTTTATCCAGAAGGTCAATCCGCTCGCCTTTGCACACGTCGTCGGTATCAGTCCTCTTCAGACCAAGAAGATGCTTGGGCCTGCATTTGTTGAGCTCCTGCACAGGATCACTCATTCCAAGTGCGAGTGCTGCCGCTCTCTCGCGCCGGCGCTTATCTGAAGCTCCTTCACCTCTCACATTGCCGCGTAAAAAATCACGGTATAAATAGAACACATGAACTTCACCTTTACGTTATTTGTTGCGCTTCTTTTTGTTGTCTTATCTCCTGGTGTTTTACTTTCACTTCCTCCGAAGGGATCATTGCTGACAAAGGTTCTTGTTCATTCAGTTGTCTTTGCTGTTGTCTTCTACCTTACAGCTCCTATGGCGTGGCAGGTATCTACTAGCGTAGAAGGATTCCGTCCTCCTCCATCATCCTCCGGCACGCTTATGACACCAAACACCTCACTTGTTGTGCCGATGGATTTAAGCGATAAATTTTTTTCGACAGGTGTTAAGAAAAGTGGTCCTAGGCCTGGTACCCCTACTATGTTTGGATATGCTCTCTAAAAACCCTCTTTTTTGATTACTGTAAAAAATTGAAATGGATCTAACCGTTAGAATTAGTACCCCCCCCCCAACAAGTGTGTACTCCCAAAAAAAAAGTAAAATGGCCACGACTATTGAGCTCTTGAAGGTCCTCGTTGAGCAGGGCAAGGCTACACTCAAGCTCCAGACCCAACAGCTTGCTGTCCTTGAGAAGCAGCTGTGGGAACTTGAGAATCCAATTGAGACCCGTCCTCTTTCTGATGCTGAGATGAAGAAGCGTGTTCTTGCCTTTGAGACCCGTTCAGCCTACAAGAGCTTGTGGAAGAAGGCTGTTAATGAAGGACTACTTGACAATGTTCAGGGTATTGTGATGGAGTGCCACGGATCCTGGCGCAGCAAGGATAGCAGCGGCAGTGAGAAGATTGTGGCTGCAGTTGAAAAGCTTGGTGCCAAAGGTAGCCTCCCTTGGCAGCTCTTTACTCTTCAGATCATTGAGAATCTTCACAAGAAGGGGAACTTCTGGTACGAGACCTACTTTGACACCTACGAGGACACAGCGGGTGGCTGTGATGAGATTGTCTGGGATGAAGGGTGTGAAATTCTGGAGGCATCCAAGTAACCAGAAACAAAAAACAAAAAAAACTGAACCAAAACCAAATTAAAACTAAAAAAGACAAAATGTATCATTTTCTCTTTTTTGTTTGTAATCTCCTATCAACAGAACTCATCAATAGAAATAAAAATTGAAGCTGCTCATCTATAATTAAGTAGTACCCCCCCCCAGAAACAGTAACCTCTTTGCCTTTCAAAGCCAAGATGTCCCTCGCCCTGATCCAGCAGATTGAGACGCTGAAGGAGAAGAAGCAGACTGCTGCTGTCAAGAAGCAGATCAAGGCGCTTCAGGACCAAGTCGACGCTGCTTCTGCTGCTGCTGCCTCGGTTGTTGCAGAGCAGGAGCGCGTTGCCGAGGTTCAGGCGATCAAGGAGGCCAAGAAGTACGGAGGAGCTATTGTAGCTGCAGGTGAAGGTGCCGAGGCTGCAGCAGACGCTCCCGAGCCTGGCCGCACTCTGCCCTGCAAGGACTGTACCGGCTCGTTCTTCTTCTCGGACTCCGAGGCTGCCTACTATGCCAAGTGGGAGATGGTTGATCCGGTCCGCTGCGCTCCCTGCCGTGCTGCGAAGAAGGCCGCTCAGCCCCAGCCTCTCGAGCTTGAGTGTAATGACTGCGGAGATCACTTCCTTCACTCGGTCGCTGCACAGAAGCACTATGAGATGAGCGGCTATGACGCGCCCATCCGCTGTTTGCCTTGTAGGGAGCAGAAGAAGGCCAGCAAGGCGCCTGTTAACCCTCCTCTGACGCACATCAAGTGCGGCGACTGTACGAAGTTCTTCGAGTTTACCAAGAGCCAGAGGGTCCACTTCGAGGCTCAGGGCTGGGCTCCGCCGACCCGCTGTCTTCCGTGCCGCACGGCCAAGAAGGCTGCTCCTCGTCCTCAGCAGGTAGCCCAGAGCATCAACTGTGGTGACTGCAAGAAGGACTTCTCCTTCCCTGTCGGCTCGCAGAAGCACTTCAAGGCGCAGGGCTGGGCTGCACCTACGCGCTGCGGAGACTGCCGGCTGGCTAAGAAGGCGAAGGTTGCCGCAGAGGCGAAGGCGAAGTCGCAGGTGAAGGTGAAGGCAAAGGAGGTGATCTCCGATGCAGCTAAGGACCAGGCGGCTGAGCTGGCTGCTCTGGATGCTGCTGAGGCTATGGACGCCTCTAAGGCGTCAGCTGCAACCAAGACAGCAACCAACGTTGGCAACGTTGGGGATCTCCTTGATGCGGCCCTTGTGGCAGTGGGTCTGCCGATTGGCATTGTCCTCCGCCCTAGTGACTCTGACGAGAAGGGAGCTTCTGTGTAGACATCTCAAGACTATATCAAACAAAACAAAAAAAACAAAAACTCTTACTTATTTTTTTGATATCTTTTTTGTTTACTGTAAAAAATTGATGCTTCAATTGCTACTAGAGAAAGTACCGCCTGTCAGAATGTCCTCCTCTGATACAATTCTTGATCCTAAGCTCAAGGCCCGATGGGATGCCTTGCTAGATCATAAGATCAAGGTATCTGAAGATGGAACCTGTGTTGTCTCAGTAAAAGCGATGCAGTATCTCCTTGATGAACTTCACAGGCTTTCAGATAGACTAAGGAGCATTAAGGAACCATCCAAGAAGATGCTCTTTGACCTGGTCTATGGATCCGACAAGAAGCCTGCCAGCACCGATGTGACAACGATCGCAAAGGAAGTCCCAAAGATTTCAAATACATTGTCTGATCTACTGATTACATTTCAGATGTCACTTCCAATGGCGGGCTACGAGGAGCAAGACCATTTGATGACAAGGATTCCTCCCTATCAGGTGATCATATCTGATCGATCTCTTTGGGATCTGCCGATTGCATCCTCTGTTCTTAAAGACCCTACTTGGAATCCGTGCTGTGTAGTTAAGGAAGAAGCAGTGCTAGGACCAGTCCAAGAAGCAGCAGAAGTACCAACATCCATATCTGCTCCTACTGAGAGCAATGATGAAGAGGATCTGTATGCGTAAAATAAAATTGAAACAGGTCAATCCAGTAAAGATAGTACCCTTTCGATAGCAACTACAAGCAAAGATGGACTGCTCTATCTGCTTCGATGCAATCAACGCAAGCACCGGCTCGACCACGACTTCCTGCGGCCACACGTTTCACTTCCGCTGCCTGGCGAACTGGAGCATCCAGAAGATTCAGGCGGCGAGTCACCAGAACTGCCCTCTGTGCCGGCACGAGATGGTGGAGGCTGAGCGTCTACCCGAGCCCGATGAGGATGAGGAAGATGAGGAGGACGAAGAAGATGACGACGACTACACCGATCGGGATGACCAAGAGGATGAGGAGTATCTTCAGTTCGAGATTGAAAACGAGCAGGCTGCTCAGCGGGCGGCTGCTGGCATTCCTGAGTTTGACGAGGCCGCTCACGCCCTCTGGGTGATGCGGACAACCTTTGAGCGCCTAGATGACGGTATGTCAATTGACTCTGGTGAGGCTCCTGGTATCAACCAGAAGGATCCTGTTAACCGAGAGTGGGTTAATTTGGGTCTGGGTATTGGTGGCCTTGTTCTTGCTGACTCTCCTTTCCAGTGGTCCCCTCGTCGGCGATCAAACAGTATGTAAACAGAAAAACAAAAAACTAAAAAGACAATAAAAAGAAGAACTTACTTACTTTTTTTGTAGAAAAGATCATACAGAAAGGCATATTGTTCTTGATCAACTGTAAGCTGAAGTTCACAAGATCTTCCTATTCCAAAGTCATATAAATGATCTCCTACTTTTATCCATTTTATCCCATAAATTGTTTTATTTAGTTTTAATTCAAGTTGAATAGCCTCTTGTTTATTTAATTGAAATGTAGAAAATCCGTCTGTAAGTGCAAGTAATGATGACATATACTATAAGATATGGTGGCACTTTAGGCGAATTCATTTCGTGAACCAAATTTGAATGGTCTACTTCTACATAAAGTAGTACCCCAAAATGCCTCGTACCTCTAACTCGTACAAGAAGATCTCAGCTCAGAAGCGGAACGAGACGGCTCTACAGGCCGCGTTCAATGTAAAGGTCCCCATCCTCTTTGCCCGTGTAGAAGCCTGTCTTGGTAATGCCCAGTTTCGTCTTGTGACAGCCAATGGTTCTACAGTGAATGGAACGCCACTCGGTCTCTTCACGCGTGCTACGATGCCTATTAACCCAGGACAGATTGTCATTCTGGAGGATGCGCCAAAGGATAAGATTCATTTGATTGTCGGCCGAATCGATGATCGCAAGACAGCCCAGAAGTTGGTGGACCTCGGTCGTCTTTCTGCCAATCTTCTTGGAATCGAGAAGAATCAGGAAGACGCATTCGAGTTCGAGGCCGATGCGACTGTAGATCCAGATGAGGAAGTCAATATTGACGCTGTATAAGAAATAGCGTCCTTACAATAAAAAATACAAAAAGACCAATTTTTGTCATTGAAAAAAAATTGATTTGTGGTATGCTGTGTATTGTAAGCACCCCTCTACATCGAAAGAGATATCAATCACTTTCCACGTAAAATGTCCTTCGACGCACTCAGCCAGATCGAGAAGCACGAGGCTGCCGAGCTCCTCTACCTGAAGAAGGCGAAGGAGCAGCGGAAGGCTGCCAACGCGCTGCGCAAGCAGTACAAGATCAAGATGGAGGCTGAGGTTATCTCGATTGAGGAGCCTGCAGTCCCTGATGTTGTGGTCGCGCTTCCGCTTGCAGCACCACCGCCAATGCCTGCAGAGTCACCTGCAGAGTCGCCGATTCAGATGCCCCGCGACTTCAAGGAGCTCCCACTTCAGGCTCCTGGGGCACCTGTCAAGAAGGCACGCAAGCCACTGACTGAGGCGCACAAGGCTGCTATGCAGGCCGGTCGGCAGAAGAAGAAGGCTGAGAAGGAAGCTGCAGCTGCGCAAGCGCAAGTGCAAGAGCAAGCACAGGAGCAGCTGGTTAATCGTGTTCTGGAGTTCTCTGCTGAGCCAGTACAGGCAGCAGTTCCTCAGGATGAGATGGTTGTTGGCACTCCTGTTAATAGCTCAAAGATCTTCAAGCTCAAGGGAAGCATTGAGGAGCGCACTGCTATTATTGCTAATCTACTGCCCGAGCGACTGACGAAGGGTAAGCCGATCAACTGGCGCAAGGGCACCAAGCACCACCCTCTCTCCAAGTGGCCTGCTGCAATCCTTGAGAGCCTCAAGTTCAACATCTCCACAAAGGAGACTATCTGCGCCGTTACCGCTATGACTCCCAAGAACTTTGATGACTATTCGCGCGAGCTCAAGCACCAGAATCTGATTGAGTAAAGTAAAAACAAAAAGAAAAAAACAAAACAAAAAAAACAAAAAACTTTTTTACTGTAAAATTGACCCTTTCTACCTGTAAATATGAGTATGAACTGTATCGAATTTAGCTCAAAGACTTCTACTCACCAGGAGCTCAGTAACTTCTGGCCTTCTCCCTTTGATCTCGATGGTAAGAACTGGCCGACTGTAGAACACTATTTCCAAGCCCAAAAGTTCCCAGGTGATCCTGCACTACAAGAAAAGATTCGCGCAGCAAAGACACCTCTATCAGCCAAGCGTCTCGGTAAGACCAAGTCTGACCACTTTCTGGCCAATTGGAATGATATCCGAGATGGTATTATGCTAAAGGCTCTGAAAGCAAAGTTTGCTCAGAATCCATCGGTTTCCGCTATCCTCAAGTCAACCGGTACTGCACAGCTGAGAGAGAAGTCTCTTTCAGATTCCTACTGGGGTACGGGTCGTAACGGATGCGGTCGAAATCGTATGGGAACTCTGCTTCATCAAGTCCGAAAGGAGTTGTAGATAGTTTACAAAATTTGAGTGGGCCGCATTTACTTATTTTTAGTACAAGCAAAGATGTCGCCTTTTGATATTCTCGACGACCAGATGACGCAGCCCTTCTGGCACCTCAACCTTTCGCCCAACTCTCTTCATCCTGTAGGAATGTTTGTCGTTACATTCTTCTGTAGCATTCTGTCATTGACTGTTCTGACAGTTCTTGTAAGGATTCCTGCTATCATTCTTGCGACCACCTCTGAGACTTCCACTCTTGATCACGCAACGCAGTATCAGGAACTTCTTGAGCGACTCGCCACTCTTGAGGAAGAACTTAAGGCTAAGGACACGCAGCTCGGTTGTGAACTTATCGAGGTTCAGCGAAACGAGCACGACAACTACAAGGAGACCGAGCGTCTGGAGGCTGCCGTCGATGCAGAGTTTGACGCGAACCGCAAGGATATGGTTGAGATGGTCGATGACAAGATTGATGAGCTTCAGGCAGGCCTTGAGCTTCTTGTAAATGAGAAGATTGACAATCTACCTCTTTCACAGATGTCAGAGATGACAGATCAACTTGCCTTTCTTCGCAATTCAGCTATGAGTCAGAAGAGCGTACTCGATGAGCAGACAAATCGAATGGCCGGTTTCTCAGCTGCTCTTCCTACGCTTCTCGGTCTAGATCCACAGATCAAGACTCTAGAGGCTCAGGTAAAGGCTCTTCCGATTGAGTCTCTTGAACAGCGTCTAGCGTCTGTATCAAATCAGCAGGCGCTTAATGACGCCTATCTGAAGGCTCTTGAGACTCAGGTCAAGGCATTGCCAATTGAACAGCACGCCACTCGACTAGCGTCTCTTGCCAATGTACAGGCAATCGGAGTGCAGGATCTGAAGGCTCTCATTAAGGTAGTTGAGACGCGTCAGTCTCTTGATCACGAGATGCTGCAGGCAACTGCCTCTCAGATCAAGGATGATATCAAGTCCCTTGTGCAGTTTCTGACTGCAGGTCCATATCCAAAGGCAACGGCACTTCTTCAGATTCTGGAAAAAAACGGGTGGCCAGTTCTTCAGATGGCAACCTTACCACCACCTCCTCTCCTAGCACAGCCTCCGCTCCCTGCGCCCCCACCTCCTGCAGCTGCACCTGTAGCTAATACGTGACTAGCCGGTGAAAAGAAGCCGCAGACCTGCACACTCTGCAAACAGGCAGGACACAATAAGCGAAAGTGTCCTCAGAACAAGTAAATATAATAAAAGATAAAACTCTTACCGTGCATCTCAAATTTCTTAAATTTGAGATGCCGCGGTACTCATTTTTACTTTAATAAAAATTGAATAAGGTATTAATGAGTCTTTTAGTATCCCACTCAAGTAGTAAGACAAAATGCCTAATACTGATGAGAATCCTAAGACTCGCCGTGAGAGCAAGAAGACTGATAAGGAGAAGAAGGGTGGAAAGGATCGCCTCGGTTCTGGTAAGGGCGCGCGTGCTATTGAGGCGAATCAGGAGCGAGCCAAGATTAATAAGGAGAGAAACAAGACCAGCAGCAAGACTAAGTAAAACTTATTTTTGCTGTGGTTTCTTTTTTTATCCTGTAACTGTTCACATACCTCTTTTACGGACCCAAGCTGAAAGTAAGAGGCTATTTGGAATTGAAAAAAAATTGAATTGCCTTAGCCCAGCAATAGTAGTACCCCCCTTTAGTGTATACATCTTTCAGCTTCCCTAAGCCTAAAATGTCTTCCCTTTCTACGTTCTCCACTGAGCAGCTCCTGGTTATCCAGAGTCTTGTTTCGAATGCGCTTTCTGGAACGCCCTCGGCGGCTGGCAAGACGCAGCTCGGCAAGAATGGCAAGCCCGTGAAGCTCACCAAGAGCGGCAAGGTCTCCAAGCGGACCGGCAAGCCTACGGTTCACGCGGACTTCACGAAGCACATCCTCGCTGCGCATAAGGATGATGTTGCGGCCTTCAAGGCGGAGCATCCGGACCAGAAGGGTGCGCACCTCTCCTTCGCGGCGAATTACCGCAAGGAGCACGCTGAGGAGTTCGAGGCCTTCAAGACGAAGTGGTCTGAGGAGCACCCAAAGACCGACTCGGATGCGGATGTCTCTGATGCTGCGTCTGAGGCCTCTGGTGAGGCTGAGGCTCCTGCAGCTGTGACTGAGGACGGTGCTAAGGTCAAGAAGCCCCGCGCTCCTCTGACACAGGAGCACAAGGATGCAATGCAGGCCGGCCGCCAGAAGAAGAAGGCTGAGAAGGAGGCCGCTGCAGCTGCTGCGGAGGCGGCTGCTAAGGGAGATGTGGCAGCTCCTGTTGCCTCTGTTGTGGCTGCTCCTGCTGCTCCTGTTGTGGCTGCGCCTGCGCCAAAGAAGCAGGTGAAGCAGGCCAAGAAGGCTGATGCAGTTGTTGCTGCGCCTGTGCCTTCTCCTGCCCCTCTGCCTGAGTCTCCCAAGGAGGAGGCAGAGGAGGAGGCAGAGGAGGAGGCAGAGAATGAGTACATTCCCTTCACGCTGTCAGGTAAGAAGTATGTCCGCCTGGGTGAGCGCCGCACGGACGGCAACCACATCTGGGCGAGTGGTGATCTCTGGGAGAACAAGAAGGGTCAGAAGGGACCCTACATTGGTGTTCTCCAGGATATGCCTGACGGCAGCAGCAAGATCGACACCACAGCAACGGAGCCTGAGATTGAGTAAAGACTAGAGTAAGAACAAAACAAAAATAAAAACAAAAAATAAAAAAGATTAAACCAAAAAAAATAAAAAAAACAAATCCACTCTTTTTTATTCTTTTTTATTTGTGGATAAAATAAAAATTGAAGGCTGATTACTCACTCTATAGAGTACCCCAATTCAAAATGGCCTCTTCTAGTGCCAACATCTGGAAGCCCGCACAGGGCGTGCAGCTTGCGCCGATTAAGATGGCTAAGACTGCGCCTGTAGCAGTAACTACTGAAACTACAGTGGTAGAAGTCAAGAGCGGTTACCGCCCTCCACAGGCACGCCCTAAGAAGGAGGAGCCACTTGATTTTGGCGAGACATCCTTTCCTACGCTAGGCGGCCCTAGTGTAATTAAGGCAAAGCCTGAGTCTAAGGGACCCAATTTTAAGGATAAGATTCTTAATCTGATTGCTAAAGATCAGATGGATGAAGAGGAGCGTCTCCGTCTTCCTGAAAATGATCCATTCAAGATGTTGCCATCGCAACTTGCGGCAGAAGGCTATGCAATGCTACAGATTCCTAAGACAGAAGAAGAGAAATCCAAGTTCGTCAGGAAGTTCATTGAGCGAATGAACCGCTTTGAGGAGGTCCCTCTGCCTCTTGATACCGAGTCCTACTAAGCCAAACCAAAAGTAAAAAGTCAAAATAAACAAAAAATTGAACTTTTTTACAGTAGTAAAAACTGTACAAAACAAGATGGCATCTACCGTCACCTTCAATCAAGATCAGCTTACGGTATGGGTTCAGCTCTGTGATCTTCTTGGAGCTGCAGAGGTATCTGGAGAAAATCCTGATCTTGTCGAGGTTCTGCGCAGTCAAGTTGCAGTTGCTCTTGTTTCACTCCTTCAATCCTCAACAAGTCCTATTTCTGAAGAGACAAGTCAAGCACTTCTGTTGATGCTACTGCAACCAGCAAACTTGAGCATCTCAGCCATTCAGAATACTATGCTAGAAAATCCTGAGTCAGCGCCTGCTGAGGCAGCAATATCTGAATTTGAAACAGAAGAGGTTAACACTCCTTCTATTAATAGTGAGGACGAGGTTTGCAACTAGAGCCCAACTCCAAATCTAAAGCAAAAAATGAAATCTACATCTATACCTTTTTTTTGGTATAACAATGGATGCACTCTACGCATTCATCGAGCAATGCTGCAAAGAGCAGAGAATTGATGAAAGTCACGATCTGAAGCACGCCAAGTCAGCGCTACGATGGGCACATATTCTGATGGACTCCTTTCCAGATCTGACACAAGATGAACGCCAGGTTATCTCCTACGCGATTGCGCTACACGATATGTGCGACTCAAAGTATACCGATACAGAGGTAGCAGCTGCTAAGATCAAAGATTGGCTTCTGACACAGACTGTTTCAGAAGAAAACTGCAACGTAATTCTGGCTATAATTCAGACAATGTCCTATTCCAAGCTCAAGAAACAAATGGTAAACGGGCAACCGGTCTATCCTGATCACGGACAGTGGCAGCGGTCCTACCATATTGTCCGCCACGCAGATCTGCTTGACGCCTACATTGTAGCTCGGTGCTTTCTGTACAATAAACATATCTATCCTGATCTAAATGATGATGCCACCTGGTCTTCTGTAGAACTTCTATTTGAGAATCGTGTCTTCAAGTATGTGAGTGATGGTTTTATCTTCTATCCAAAGGCACTTGAATTGGCTGCCGAGTTAACTGTAGAGGCCCGAAAGACCTTAAAAGAAAAGATGTTTACTTACTAAATGACGTGCTTCTGCTTCTTCATAAATCATATAAAAAAGCAGATTCGTCTAGTAGACGGGTCTGCTTATTTTGATATTGCACGCACTCTTCGCGATGCACTAAAGGATTTTTCCTGGTCTCTAGATGACCATATACAATTCTTACATCAGAATGGAAATGAATGGATCACATTAGAACCTCTTGTCAAACTAGGATACAACTGTGACTTTGATCCAAAAGAACTCTTTTCTTTATAAAGCTTCAATTATGTGTGGATTTAGTTGAAGAATTAGTGTGACCAAAACTGTAAGCCCAATGTAGACGCCAAATTCCATCAATTTATTCTTCCCAACAAAGTATTCAATTGTAATATAAGACAATCCCCAAATGGCTATCCACCACATCTGAACAACAAGTAAAGTGATTACTTTGGGCGAATCAAATATACCCATCTTATTACAGACTGTAAAAAAATGTGTAGTGTTAGTCAATAATTCCAAGTCCGGGGTTTCTAGGTGACGCATCGTCTAGCAAAGAGGCGCAGATCCATATTTCCACGGAGACTGCAAAGTTGATCAATAGGAATCCACTGGACTTCCTCAACCTCCTTCAAATCTTCTGGGACTAATGTAGTCTTTTCATCCACGTGGAAGATAAAGTAAGTACCCGTAGGAAATCGAACTTGTTCATCCACCTTATGATTACCTAATTCCAGACCAGTCTCCTCTCGAAGCTCCCGTAAACAAGCGTCCAATGGACTCTCGTTTGCGTAACCATGTCCCTTTGGGAAAGACCACTTTCCTGACTGGCGTCCCTTGATTACAGCAACCTCGTTATTTGGTGTAACAACGATAGCTCCGTATACGTGTTCATTTATACAATGTGTTCTGGGTATATAACTCCTAAATGCTCTGGGAAATGTCATCTTGTTTGTTATCCTAGCGGTGTGCTAAATTTAGGCTTAACGCGGCATTCATTTTTATTTGTATGTCTAGTGACTCTCTGCCACGAGTATGGGTAGCTCCACGGTTATCAAACGGCCTAGGAAATCGTCTATTTCAATTAGCGAATGCTAAGAATATGGCGGATGTCTGGTCAATGCCACTTGTGTTTGCAATGAATTACGTGCTTCCCAGTGAACACGGAGATTTTGAATCTATTTTTAAGATGTTTCCTCTTATTCCCAAAGTTTGGAAGGCCGAACCGCAACTCTGTATTGAACATAATGGAGTCTCCGCATTCCAGTATATTCCGTTACCTCCGAATAAACCTTGCGATACGGTTCTTTTAAAAGGGTCGTGGATCGCAGCAAAGTATCTACCCGAAACACTAACACCTAACTGGAAGTTTGCCATTCCAGACTGGGAAACACTTCTTGACCGCTGGAATCTTAGTACAAAAGAACAGCAAGACAAGACAGTTTTTCTTCACGTTCGTCTTGGAGATTACTGTATTTTACCGCATCACCAAGTACCCTTACTTAATTATTATGTCAAGGCAATGGCTTCCTTTCCAGACGATACTCGGTTCTTGATCTTTAGCGACGAAATTGATAAAGCTAGAGCTTGTCCTGCATTCTTTGATAAGGCGTGTGTCTTTGTAACTGAAATATCTGAACTGAAATCTCTTTATTTGATGACGATGTGCTCTGGCGGTATTACTGCCAACAGTACATTTTCATATTGGGGTGCTTACTTTGGAAAGCAGCGTGTCGGTGACTCGTACAAATGCTATATGCCCGAACGGTGGATGGTAACCAATGAAGATACCAGCGATGTCTATCCGCCTTGGGCTACACGTAGTATGGTCTAATTCCATCCGACATTGTAATATTGTTTGCAGGTGGATAAAGCAGGTTTTAGTCCTGCATTTGCAACGTACGTCAAGCTTGTACCTGTTCCTGATCCAGCAGCAGCTCCCGAAGTTGTTCCTGTGGTCACTGTAGTGGATCCTGTAGTGGTTCCTGTAGTGGTTCCTGTGGTTCCTGTAGTGGTTCCTGTGGTTCCTGTGGTTCCTGTTGTACTACCGCTGCTAGAGCCACCTGTATTAGGACTTATACCTGTTAATGTACTGGTGCCTGATGAAGTTGTAGTACTTCCTCCAGCTGTTGATGTAAAACTATTTGAATTATAAATTGAATTTTGCCAATCTGCTCTCTGAGTATCCGTCATTTGAGAATCTAAGAAGGGTGAGTCAGCTGCATTATAATTATAAGCAGAACCACGAGTATCTGTACTGTGAGGCGGACCCCATACAACATTATCATCAAAATCATAATTTGAACAAGTTGATGGAACAGTTCCAACTTTTGCACCATTCATTTGGGTATCAATGATATTACCATTTGTAAACTCATACCGGGGACTATCTCCGTTTAATAATTGTGTTTTCGGTTGTGATGCTGTAGGGATTACAGGAGCAGATCCTGTAGGGCTTATTAATCCAGTTTTACAATCAACCGTATAATCTGTGCTTAAGAAATAGTCTTTCTGAAAAGACAATACTATACACCGAAGAATATATAGCAATACAAAAATAATAAGTAATGCTCCTAATATTTTAACGATGCTACTTTGATTTTTAAAATCGAGCATCCTCTTCTATAGTCTAGTAAGATTTCAATCGTTACGCCCAGTTGATGCTATACGCATTTTTACACGTTGTCAAGGTGGGTTTTAGTGTGTCCAAAAGTACCTGGGCTGCTGAAGTTGAAGACGGGCTTACTCCAGAAAGAGTTGCAATTATGCCCGAAGGACTTGTTCCTGCGGCATTGGTTCCAGTAGAACTCGTACCTGAAGAACTTGTAGATGTATTACTAGGAGATGCAGCAAGAAGTCTCGTAATCAAGGCAGCTAGATCAGGATCGGTAGTTGATGTTGAAGCAGCGGCCGCGGCAGCCGCAGCAGCAGTCGCAGCAGCAGTTGCAGCGGCGGTCTCAGCGGCAGCAGCAGTCGTACATTGAGCCTCACTTGTGAATTTTGTATTTACGCACGTATCGGTTGAAGCTTTGCAAGTGCCCGATTTAGTTGAAGTTCCGCAGAATGTACAACCTGTTGCAGCAGCACACGTTGCGCAGGTAGTATACTGTGAACAATTAGCAGTAGCTGCCGCAAGAATATTTGCATCTGAAATAATTTTGGCTAATGCAGTATCTGCTGCCGTTTTAGCATTTGTAGCAGCTAATGCAGCCGCTTGAAGATCAGAATAATTAGTATCTGTTGATTTAGCAGTAGCAAGAGCTTGATCTGCGATTACTTTTGCGAGATTCTTCTGTGCCACTAAGAGTCTGGCAGCTGAAAGTGTTGCCGCTGCAGTCGCAGAGTCCGCAACCGCTTTCGTAGTTGTAACTAATGCGGCTGCCGTATTGTACGTTGCTAGAGCCGTTGTCGCAAGAGTTGATAAAGCAGTATTTGTAGGTGTAGCAACAGCAGCGGCGGTTGCAGAATCGGATAATGCTTTCTTTGTGGCAGCATCTGTGACTGCCGCTGCTGCTGCAGCATCTGCAGTTATCTTAGCTGTCTGCGCTGCTGTATTTATTGGGGTAGCATCCGTAACAGCCTTCTCAGCAGCAGTCTTGGCAGCCGCTGCGGCTGCAGCAATCGCCGCAGTAAACGCTGCAGGATCAAGTATAGGCGTAAGATCGGTTACAGTGACACCTGTTCTTGCTGTACAGCTAATAGGTGTTCTAAGATTTGTATTTATTGTTCCTGCTGTCCATTTGCCTGAATCTAATGATCCGCACTCGCAACCAGTCGGAACTTTTGCAATTACTGAACCACTTTGAGATAAATAAGATCCATCCGCATTTAATCTAAAATTATTCGCAAGAACAACGGCTGCTGTTTCAAGAACAGTTAGAAGAGTTCCATTCTGTATAAGACACCCTGTTGTACAATCTGTAGAGTATGTATTCCCACCTATTCCAATAAAATAGTCAAAACTAAACAAGCCGACAATGCAACGTAGAACCCATATAGCCACAAAAAAGGCCAAGACAGATCCTAAAATATGAAGAGGTTTCATCTGTTTTAAGATGGAGTCCATTGCTCTCTAGTGGTAGATTCGGTAAAATAGAACCTCTCCTATGCTACCGTAAAAATTCATTTCTAAGGAAATGAATTTGAACGGTTCCACCATACATCTCAAATTTCTTAAATTTGAGATGCAACGGTACGCAAGACCACGCAAAAAATTGAAGGCGGCCCAATTAATTCCAACGGTACACCTCTAGCCGCAAGACATCTTCAATGGCTCCTTTACTCAAGCCTCTTGTCAAGGTTTGGCAAGCTGTCAGTTATGCGGCTCACCAGATTGAAGGCATTCGATGGATGATGAATCAAGAGCGTATCGGATTCCAGGCTACTCCAAATATTTCTGTACACGGTGGAATCTTGGGTGACGAAATGGGTCTCGGCAAGACGATTGAGACTCTTGGTCTTATTGTCAATAATCGAGTCAAGCGAACTCTGATTCTGATGCCACTCGCTGTCCGGAAGCAGTGGGAAGAAGCCATTCAGCGCTGTGATCTGAATCTCTACGTGGCTGAGAAGACCGGGTGGACTCCAATCGGTAAGCAGAAGCTGCGGCCGTCTGTCTTTCTTGGTCACTACGACAGGCTCGTCTCCAACATTGCTCAATTCCAGGAGTATGCCTGGGACCGTATTGTCCTCGACGAGGCACACCGTATTCGCAACTCCAAGACGATCACCGGACTTTCCGTTCATCGCCTTGTAGCAACTTACAAATGGTGTCTTACTGCAACTCCTATCGTCAATACTCTCGATGACGCTGTCAGTTATCTGATGTTCATCGGCTGTCCGATTGATACCCCCGGCAGTTGGTTGCCGCAGTATCAAATGTGGATCCGTGGCTGTTTTCTTGCCAGAAAGATGTTCGAATGTGATCCTCCAGCTGGCCTGACTCTTCCTCCAACTCCCGAAGTCCACAAGCTTGATCTTGAGTTTACAAATGACGATGAGGAGAAGATCTATTCTGGAATCCTGAATAATCTCGAGCACCAGTGGCGCCGAGCACAGGCTAATGGAGGAAAAGCTGCTGCTCTTCAGCGTCTGGCAATTCTTCTTCGTCTTCGCCAGGTGAGTGTCAATCCTCAGGTCTATATCAATGCTCGGCAGCGAGAGAACTTTGGATATCTTGGACCTGAGTTTATTGGACCCAGCCGGAAGTTCGAAGAGATTGCAAATCTAATCAGAGATGATTCGTATAGTGGAGGAAGTCACGGATGGATCATCTTCTGCCAGTTCCGTGAGGAGATCACCCTTCTTCGCCAGTTTCTCGAGGTGTTTGATTTCATTGGAAAGGTCCGTGAGTACCACGGCGGAATGTCGATGGATGAGCGTAATGCAGCAATTGAAGGCAGTCGGACATTTACTGAGGGCAAGCAGGATGTGCTTCTGATTCAGTTACACGCAGGAGGTACGGGTCTCAATCTTCAGCACTATGATCGGGTTGTCTTTACGAGTCCTTGGTGGACGGCAGCTCTTCTAGATCAGGCACTCGGACGAGCACTTCGTATCGGGCAGAAGAATGTAGTTCAGGTCTATTGGCTGCGACTCCAGTCAGAAAGTATCTTTAATATTGATGAGTTTGTTTTAGAAAAGTCGGAAACAAAAAGAGAACTAGCAAATACGTTCCATACGTGGTCTATCCAAATCTAACACAACTTCAGAATGGAAGCCGCTGCACCTGTTGCTTCGAATGCACCGTATTCAACTCTTTTTTACGTAGGGCTCTCTGCTCTGATCGCACTTGCTGTAGGTATTACGGTCTATAATGTTGTAATTAGAAGCAAGCAGGGCTTTACTAGTTCCGGCATTCAAAAGAACTCAGAAGGCTTTCAAGGACCCACAAACGGTGTATCTGATATCTCCTGCGGCCAGGAATCTGCTGAAGCCGTTGCCATCTCAGATCTCTTTGCTACCAAAAAATCAACAACTGGCGAGGGACAGCGTGACCTTTTAGAATTTAAGATTATCCTATCAAAACTCTGCTGCGTCAAGCACGATCTTGTCTCAACGGCTCAGGTTGTTCAAGCGACAATGTATATTCCGTATAATACCACACACGACCGTGAAAATCCTGCTGACACCGTTGCCCGGTGCTTTACCAAGTCAATCCCACCTCGTGATCTGGAGATCAGCTTTGACACCTGGAAGAAACGTGCGATGGTACTTCTTTCTCGTCTCTGTACGTCCTATAATATTACGGATGCTGAATCAGCACGTATCAAGAATTCATTTGATGCTCTCTGGATGGATGTCTATTCGATCGCCCAGGGTGCCTGCACCCCTCCTCTTAAGGCCCCTGCGTATGGGTCTCCTCGTGATCCGAAGCCTTTTTTACCTGAGACACTTGAAGATCTCGGGCCTTACAAGGGATATTATTAGTCTGGAAGTTTAATAATTTAGTAAAAACTGATATGAATATCTGTAAATATTCAGATCAGGAATGGAAATAATAATAGATATTTACCGCTTACGACTTACGTGTCTCCGCTTGTGCTTACGACGATGAGTCCTCTTGCCACCTCGTGAAAAAAAACGATTGAACATACTTTTTGGTTTTACAGGAGGTACAGGTACAGGAGGTACAGGTACAGGAGGTACAGGTACAGGAGGTACAGGTACAGGAGGTACAGGTACAGGAGGTGTAGGTAATGGTACAGGAGGTACTGGAGGTGTAGGTACTGGAGGTGTAGGTACTGGAGCTACAGGTACAGGAGGTGTAGGTACTGGTAAAGGAGTAGTGACATTTGCAGAACGACGTATCTTAAATGTTCTGTTTGCTGAATTTCGGATTGATGATCCAATGCGTGTACCTGTATTACCTATAAATTTGCCACTTGCAAGAAATCCAGATTTGATTCCTTGACCTGCCTTAATAGCTGTTTCTTTTGTAAATGTTTGCTTTAACGTATTCTTTACTTTAGATCCTATTTCTTTAGCTTTAACATATGTAGCTTGTAATTTTTCACCTGCCATTTTTGATCTTTCTAATAATATTTGCATTATAGCTGCATATGTTGGTGCGCCACACATTAATATATAAAGATGATCAAGTTCTGTTAATAATACAGTAAGAACTTTATGAAATTGTAATGTATCGCACGAGATTTTAACAGCAGGCAAAAAAGGAGCAATTGCTAGTTTCAAGGGTAACACAAGAAGTGGTAATCCGCGCTTTAGAATAGTAGCAAAATTACCCAATGAGCTTTTAGTTGCGCTATCAATAGCAGAACCGGCCGCATTTGTTGCCTTTTCTGCAATATTCTTCTTCTGAACTATATTTCCAGCCTTATCAACTACAGTCGAAAGTCCCCGTTTAAAATAGCCTGTTGCTTTTGACGCAAATCTACTGATTTTCTTAGTTATTTTATCTATAATTGTGTTTATAACATATATAACAAATTCATCAGGACTATTACATAATTTATTCTTAGCATCATCCGTATTAATAGAATCAAATATATCCAAAAATAATGTTATGCCGAGTGCAATACATCCTCTTCCTAAATGCGTAGTTTGAAATTGTGCTTTTAATAAATTTCTCTCATCAATCTTTTTAGCAATATCGGCTTTTCTAATTGATTCTAATCGTGATACTTCTGCTGCTAAATCTGAAGCCTCTATCGCGTGTAGTTTATCCAATGCCTTAGATGTCTTTATTAAGTCATCTTCTGTTACCTCGACTTCATTATGTTTCTCTTTCACTTCAGCCATTGTTTTTATTTCTGGAAGAGTTGTTGATACAGGAGGAGGGACAACTATAACTGGAATATTTGATAATTTTATATCTTCAGTTAAATCCGAAGGTATAGGATTAAGAGGGGGTTGTGGTAGTAAATTTGCCATTTACACCTATCTACTAATTATGTTTATTATATCAAGGCAACATAATCGCTAAGAAAATCATCAGACCTAGTATCTGAAAGATAGATTTGGCCGGCCGAGCAAACTCAAAAAGAGGTACAACACTGTTATTCCAGAGAAAGAGACCAATGAAGGACACGATGATAACAGCAAGCAGAAACGCAAGGATAACCGCTAAAGCATCGGAATAGATCGCCGGTTGCTTGTACGCATCAGTTGCACCGGGATTCACAAATCCTTCAACGAGGGCTCTGCTAACAGCAGCGATCACTGAGGCACCGTTCATTCTTATTCTACTATGTAGTTGTATCCTTTTTTTCGTAAACCAAAGACTCCTTGATCTTTGTTTCTCGCTTCTCATCCAAGAACTCCAACAGCTTCTTAGCCGCATCTAAACTCTTCAGATGCTCACCCACTAACTTCTCCATATTCTTCTTGCTAATCGGGGCCTTTCTTGATGCCTTCTTGTATAAAACGCGCGCATTCGATGACTTCAGATCTAACGCAGCAATACTGTGCTTCTTCATTGTACCCATAATCATCTGCTCCATTACCTCACAGCGCTTGTCGTGCTCGCTAATTCGCTCCAAGATTATACGCTTATCATCAATCAGCTTTCGCTTTTCCTCCTGGATCTTCTTCCACTCCGTCAGCAACCTAGGTAGATTTTGAAATTCCTGGGCATCATCTATTCCCATTGTCTGTTGCTCATTACTTGCCTGTGAACTCTGGGTTGACATCTACTGTATAGTGAGTCTGGGCATTTAGGCTGAAAATTTGAATATATAGACGACCGTAAACTAAAGTATATACAAATGAGTTCAAATGCGAGACTTGCAGGATCTGCACTCATTGAAACTCTGTGGTACGCCTATGCAAACCGAATCGTAGATGCGGCCATTCGGCTCTATTCGCTCAATGAAGACCAACAAAAGGAAATACGGACTAGGTTTCTGCGCCGTGGTGACTATACGGTTGGATTTTCAGATGAAGTTATCCAAAATAAAGACGTATGCGACTCGTGATATACTGACGGCAGATATGGCAGGCAACGTTGCGCTTTGAGCAATTTGTGCAGAATGTATGACCACACGGAACAAATGCAATCACTACGGTTTCTGTCATACAGATACAACAGATTGGATCATTACTGGTCAGCAAACTTGTTCTCTGCGGTAAAAGAATCTCGCGTAAAACTCCGTATTTTTGAACTGTGTGAATGTAATCCCAGTATAATTTTTCAATCGGATGCGCCTCAAACTGCTTCTTCACGTAGAGTTCCATTATATCTTGGAACCCCGGCACGTCTGGTTGAGGCAGCAGTAGAATCTGATTGACTTTCTCAATGACCATATCTAAAACATCACATTCTGCTTTCAACTGCTGATCGAGACGAATGAGTTCATCTCCAACTGTATGCATATAGTCCAGCATATTCTTGGTCATACTTGTCCAACGGCCCTGTGGAGAGTCGTAAATCTTAGTTTTCTCAAGATCTTGAATATACTTATTAATCTCGGAAAGTCCTCGACCTGAGACATCTTGAATGCAATCTCTGAAAATCGTCGGTGGACTCTTGGAATAATCAAAGGTGCTTGAATTAATCGGCTTTCCAAATCTTTGAAGAATCATTTGCGCTGATCTGAGAGGGTGAGTTTCAGGAATAGGCTTTGTAAAGAACTGTAGAATCTGTTCTTGATGATTTTGCATTATATCCCGGATCTTTCGCTTCCACGTTTTAGTGAGAGCCTGCTTCTCTTGTCCTTCGGCCATATGATACAGGCTTACGTGGTTCACCGTGTTCATTAGCGATCCAAATTGACGGGTATCATTACCATCAGCATCCGGGAAATTGGCTGACGCATAGATAGCGCCTCCTTGTACCATTCCAGTATGGATTGTATCGAGTTCTGTTTCATCTATATTGGTCTGCATTCTCCTGTTGACCATCAGAAAATGACTTGATATAAAAATACGAGATCTGAGTAGAGATGGCTGATCGTTTAGCCGAATTTGTTACAGCGAAAGCCTGGGATGTTGTACCTGGTGCGAATGGATACTTGAGACATTCAAATACAGGCGAACTTGTCAATGCGCGGTCTGCAACAACTGGACGAAGCTTAGCATCCAATGCGTCTAAAATGGCTTCGCAAGCCGCAAAGAGAGCTGGACCTGGCGCTGGACCTGTCGCTGCTCGTGAGGCATATGCGCAAGCAGTTGCTGAACTTGAGGCTGAAGGCTACACAGAATGCCCTGCCCTCGATGGTGAGGATTTATCTGATTTGTTAGACATTGCTGATCTTGCAACAGATGATGGTAGAGCTGGAGGTGCTAGTGGAGGCAGACGTAGTCGCAGAGCTGGACGGAGTCGCAGAGTTAGACGGCAGAGAGGTGGAGCCTTAAAGGATGAACTGAAGCGTCTACTTCGTGTTCTGTGTGCTTGGCCTGTACAAATCGCTGGATATATTTCAGAGCAGGCCAATGCGGGAATTGCTGCTCTAGCTGAGTCTCTTGTAAGACCTGATCTTATCCCTGCGATGGCTAAAGGAGTCGTTGGAACCATTCCTGCGGCACTTGCGCTTGCAGATTTAGGAAGTAATCATTCTCTCAGTGTCCGTATGGTAACAGGAATCATCCAGTTTATTGGAACTCGTATGAATACAGGTATTACACTAGGTTGGTATGCAGGATTTGCTGGAAATATGCTCGGATTTGGACAGGCTACAGTGCCTGTTCTTGCGAGTCTAGCAGGTGTTGTTGTAATCAACTATGCTGCTGCGAGAGCATTTCAGGCAATCTATAGTCGCGTACAGGCTGCTCGCGGAGGTGTTCCTAGTGCCGCGGTTCTTGAAGAAAGTGTTGGACAATTTTTAGTCTGGATGAATAAGGAGGCGATTTACCGTGTCTATCCTTCGATCCCTGAAGGTGCCTTCAAGGATTCTATACGGGCTAGATTAACAGCATCACTTGATCGGGAACTTGCAGACTATATGGGACGCCCAGTTGTTCCTATTCAAGCGGCACCGTTCTATCCTGGACCTCCTCGGCCTGTAGGTCAACGCCCTCAAGCTGCTTTAATGAGTCTTAATGATATTAGAGCAGCTGCTGCTGCGGGTGTACCGCCTCTGGGTGCTAATGCTCAAGCCGCGGCAGCTCTTGCTGGTATGGGTGCTGGTGCGGGTGCTGGTGCTGGTGGTCCTGGTCGCGGTGGTCGCCGTCGTAGACGTCACACTAGACGCCACAAGACAAAGCGCAGCCGTCACCATTGAATATTACCATCTTTGAAAATTGAAATAAAACTTCTATAAAAAACCAGTATCAAATGGTTCTTTATAGAATTTGCTGGAGCGATGAAAAGGGCCTAACAGGAAATGGTGAGAAAATTCTGAGTCTTGAATCAGCAGATGCTTGGCTAGTTTATCTTAGAAATAAGTATCCTGAAATGAAGCACTGGCTATCTACAGAGTGATCAGATCGCATCTACATCAATCTCCTTCTCTTCTCCATCTTCCCCTGTATCATTTGTAAATTCAATCAGACGATCGACATTGTCAATAAGCTGACCTTCAACAACACCCTCCAGATTAATTCCCTTGACGAGCCCATCAAGAGTTTCCATCTGTGCAAATAAACTCGGATTCAGACCATCATTTTTTAATTGTGTAAATTGTTCAGGACTATACTTGGCAATAATATCTCCACGATCTCCACGTGTTCCCTTAGGATCAGCTATACTCACTTCGATATCTCGGAGACTCAGTAAGACAATATCACCGACTTCAAAGCGTACTCGCTTCTTAATTCCAGAACGGATCTTGGCAATTCGCACACGGTTATCCTCACAGTAGACCTGAGTGTTCAGATTTCCTAGAAGGCGGACAATGCGCGCAATCATCTGATCAGCTTCCTTATCAATAAAAATAACTTTCTCAGGTTCACCGTGCTTTGTTTTCTTGTAATTTTTTCCTCCACGAAAGTTTGGCATCTACACTACTACATAGAAAGAGGTTTAGATGACTCTATTTAATCACAATTAGGTTCTAGTCTAATCATCTTTAGAAAAGCACTCTTTACACCAAATACATAATGAAGAATTTCACCAAGTACAAAAAAACCAACTAATGCATAGATATACTCAATTTGAAATAAGAATGCAATTGGTATTGCAAGTATAAATGTCGCTAGCCAGTCATTTACTGACATTCCTAGAATTCTGGCTGCGTGAATTCCTTGACCTGGTTTCCCAAGAGCATTTGCATAAGGGCAGGGCATCTAAATACTGCTATTTTTTCTCTGAACTAAATAGAACAAATGGAAAATAACATTCAAGTGATGCGAAATTTAACGAATAAATCAAAGCCTTTATCAGGACTTACCTATATTAAGAATCTAATGCCGACTACAATTTGCTCAATGGTTAAAAATCCAAATTCAAAATTAATGCAAGAAGTAAGTACAAATGATGATTTTATGTCAGCTGCACAAAAAATTAAAGGGTTTTGTGCGGCTGGGGATAAGTCAAATATTTCAGCTAGTTTTTCAGACTTAGCAAAAATGATAAAAAATAAATACAGGCCGACTACTGTATCTCCAGGATCAATATCAATGAGTGCTTCACCTGTCCTCGGTGCAGCAGCAAGAAAAAGAGAGTATGTAGCCAGAAAAGCTGCTGAAGCTGCTGCAGCTGCGGCGGCTGCTGCGAATGCTGCGGCGGCTAATGCTGCAAGAAAGGCTGCGTCAAATGCTGCAAATGCTGAAGCTGCTGCAGCTGCGGCAGCGGCGGCTGAGACTGCAGCAGCTGCAAATGCTGAGGCTGCGGCAGCTGCGGCAACGGCTGAGGCTGCGTCTGTAAATACCTCTACGGCACAAGGCCCAAGTAATCTGAATACAATCAGACAGCAAGTTGCTAAATTAGAACTTGATCTACAAAGTATAAAAACACGTTTGAATACTGTTAGCGCTGCTGGAGGAAAAAGAAGAAAGACTCGTTCAAAGCGTAAGAGCTCAACTAGACGCCGTTAATCATAGGAAATCTCTTTTTCAGCAAACTCCTTACTAACTACAACAGGAGGTGACTGAGGATCTTTCGGATCAAGCGGTGTTATTACGATACTCTTATCTGGAAAATAACGTAAATCTCCTACACCTCCTCCTATGAATCGCCTACTAGAGCGTCTAGCAGAGAGTCTAGCCAACCGGCTCTGTTTGCGCTTGTGTCTTCTTGATCTTAATCTTAATCTTCTCCTTGACAACTTGCTCATTCTGTAAATAGACTACCTTTTTTCCAATGAGTGCAGCATAGGCTTCAAACACTCGCCGATTTTCCTTGACACCCGAAACTGGAATCTGTAGACTTGTCAACATCGCTCGAACAGATTTTCCATCTTTATCTTCAGGTAGCTCAATGACCGGAGGATAAGGACATTCAATCAGATCAACTGGTTCACTCACAATTGGTGTTCTTGTAGTAATCTTGTACTGCTCTCGTACGCGTAGAGGAATGAGTTGTTCCTGATACTCAGGTACCCGGACTCGCCACGCGTTCTTGTCTGGGCACTTGAAGATAGAATGTCCATAAATCTGACAGACATTGCAGTACAAAGCCGCCCGAATAGGACAGCTAGCAATGTCATGTTTCTTATCTGTATGAATAATGGATGAACAAATATCACACATGGGCTACTAAAAATAGTTAGTGTATGCTATTCAAATTTACTTTTATTTGAGTCAGATCTCTAGACCGCCTTGAACCGACGAGATCCCTTCTGCATCCACAGCTCAGGTCGATCAGGTAGACCCAGCTCCTGAAATGTGGTTCCTGACTTTCCCTCAAAGATCATCACCTGATCACTCGTATGATACGCAAGAGGGATCATTCGGCTCTCCTTCATTACAAATGCAGTCGCATTCTTCATAAAGAGTGGCACATACGTAGGATTGTCTGCGACAGCAGGATTAGCCGCAATCTGTGTCTCAAGCTTTTTAATCGCTTCCTTAATAAGACCATCCTGAAGCTCCGTGTAGCTACGATACGGATTCTTTTTATCCTGTAGCATCGCAGTGTTCTTAGTAAAGTCCGACTTTATCAAATCAAGTTGCTTATTCAGCGAGTCCATCTTCTTAGGATTCGGCTTTGGCTTAATTCCGTAGCGCTCCTTTAGTGCAAGAAGATACGGGATATCCTTCAGATTCTTATCGACTGGTCCCATAACAACTGCAGGCTTCTGTAGACGCATTGATCCGACCATATCACTGATAATTGCGCCTAGAGGCAGAGTATCAAGCCACTCCTGCTTTGTCTGAAAGATTCGCTTCTCTCGCTGGTACTGGAAATCTCGAACAAGCTCAAGAAATGTACCGTCATTGAGAGGGGCAATCGAGGCAATCGTTGTGATTCCATCAGTATCTCTGTAGCGAAACACCATTCTGTGTGTACCTTAGTTTGATCTATCAACTAATTCAATTTTTTATTAGATACTCAATCAACAGATGGTCTGTTTTCCTCTAGGAAAAATGAAGGCGCTTACGTTTTCCCAGGCTCAGGAATACAATCAGGCAGCAACACTCTTTACTTCTGTTCAAGCGTATAATTCAGCTGTTGCAGCATTAAGAGCTCAAGGTTATAAAGATGTAACCTATTACAAATTTCCAACTGATAAACAGCATACACAGTTCATACTCGGTCAGCAACTTTTTGTACAAAATGATCCTATAGGCGCTGCGGCAGGTCAGTACAATACTGTAAAACAAATCTAAACATATCGTAGATGTCAGAGTCTACTCGCACCTGTCCTTGTACAGTTCAGCAGTATAAACCGATTGTATTTGGTAATGTTGGGAATCAAGCGAATGCAAATACAATTTATCAATCATTGATACTTGCGGTCGGTACAGGTCCGAAGCAATTTAAGAGTGATTATGAGCGTATGCAGTTTTTACTTGGACGGCAGAACCAAGCTAGTTGCGGTGTGCCCGCGAGGACTCGAGCTCTCGATACTAACTAATTGATTAAGTTTATTAATAAATTCTTTCGGTGACTGGGCCTGTTTCTTAATGATATCCTTCTTTGTAGCCTGCCACTCCAAGTACCAGAGTCCCCACGCGTCCAAGATATGCTTTTCTAAAATGATCGTTCGATCGTTATCCATTGTATTTGTCTATACAATGAATAACAAAAAGTTCAAATTTTGTAGCTCCCGGTATTTGTGTTTATATGTATTACAGATCTAGATCTTTCTCGATCGCGCAACCAGATTTGTCCTGTAGCTTGCAAGCCACTGCGGCAAAACTGCCGAATCCCACGTAGCCTTCTTAGTTGTCGCTACATAGGTTCCAAGCTTGATCGTCGGCGGATTTACAAGACCATACTGAAATGCGTACATTACACCATCCTTCAGCAGAACTGGGACTCCTTCAATGATTTCGGCTCCGTGACTAGGCATACCTAGTTTATAGGTAAATCAGCATTCATTTTTTAGGGTCAAGGGCAAGTCGATCACTGGGCATTTGAAATGTTTATTGGTCTAGAAGTCAGCAGCCATCGAGAAGCTCATTTCCTCCTGTGTCTTACCAACTGCAGCCTTGGCATAATTCGTTACACGCTTCTCAAAGAAGTTATCCTTGCCCTCCAAGGAAATGCGCTCCATAAAGTCAAATGGATTCGGTGCGTCGTAGATCTTCGGATATCCAAGCTGAACCAGAATGCGATCCGCAACAAACTCGATGTACTGGCTCATTAGAACTGCATTCATTCCAATCAGCTCGCACGGCAGCGCCTTCGTGATGAAATTCTTCTCAATCTTGACCGCGTCCTTAATAATCTTTGACACCTTCGCCTTTGATAGACGGTGCTTGATCTTACTGTACATCAAGCACGCAAAGTCC